GGGCGACCATGACGGCCCTCGTCCCGCAAAGCGGGCGATGCGACTGCGGCCCTCGTCCGAAACTCGGACCTGCGCGAGGTATCCATGACCGACACCGCCAACCGTTCCGACGCCGCCTACGCCCAGATCGAGGCGGCGCACCGCTCGATTGCGCTCCTGCGCGACCATCTCCGGCACCGGGAGGCCAACCGCGGCTTCGCGCTCGCCCAGACGAAGCTCGACGAGGCCCGCCTGTGGCTCGACGAGGCCCTGTCCATCGCCGCTGCGCCCGAGCAGCCGTCCGCCAACGACCGGCCGTAGTGAGTGGGCACGTCATGGATAGTAGGCGCCCGATCACATGGCCGCGGCTGCTGATCGCCGTGCCCGGGAAGCTGCCCCGGCATGAACTACACATGAACGCCCTTGATTTGGGCCGAGCGATAGTGTTCGCTGTGCCGCCCGAACGTCTCGGGCCGTATGGACGCGAGGAATACGCGATCAAGACTATCCTGAACGACGTATATCTCGGTCTAGTAATCGAGGTTCCGACTGAAAGCAGTGTTTGGCAACGCGCAGTGCCCCATACGGGCCCATTTTTAGAGGAGTAGTCGCCATGATGGACCGTTATCCGGCGAAAGCCTTCAATCAGAACAGGCTCGTCACCGAGGCCGAGCTTGAGAGCGGCGTTCCGGCCGTCTGCGACGGCTGCGGATCTCGCGAGAGCTTGCTCGCGATCAATGTGCGCGGGCACATGACATGCTGCCCCGAGCGCCGGATGATCCATGACCCGGGCCGCGCCGGGCTGGCGGTGCGCCGGCCGGTCGCCCTGGCCGTCGTCGAGCCTTCGGAGGATCACAGCGGCGCGGCCTGCGCCGAGAAGTGCGCCGAGACCTACGGCCGGACCGATGTGGTCTGCCGCGAGGCCGAGCGGGCGCTGGAGAGCCCGCGCCACGTCCGCTGCGGGCTGGCGACGTGCCAGGAGGACGAGGAATGCGCCTTCCCCGACCGCTGCTGCGCCGTCGCGGGCGAGCGGGGCCGGGCCTTCGACGAGGGCATGAAGGCTGTCGGGGCGGCGGTCGATCAGATGGCCGCGTTCGAGGGCGATCCGAAGCTGATCGACCCGGCCCGCCGGGCGTTCTCGGACGGCGGCGACCGGCCCGGTGACGCTGTGCCGGTCGATATCCGGACCGGCTTCCCGATCCGGGCGACGCCGGAGAACAACCGGCCCGGGATCCACGCGCCGATCTCGGCCAGCATGGTCGACCCTGCGGACCCGAACGAGTTCAACTGGCGGATCGAGGGCCGCGATCACGGCTACACGGCCCCTGACCGGCGCGTCTGGTGGAAGCGGCTCCCCCTGATCCGCCACATCTGCGCGGTCTGGCTCTCCTGGCAGGTTCACAACTACGCCGGAGCCTGGGCCGAGGTCGGGATCGGCGTGGGCGGGCCCAACCCGCATGACCTGTGGGTCGTCGAGGGGGCGTGGCACGGCTACTGGTAGGCTGCTATGTGAGCGGGACGGCGCATGTCGCGCCCGAAGTCAAGAGGACGTGATATGTCTCGCTTTCCGCTCACCGCTGCTGCTATCGAAGGGGAACTGGAGGGCTTCGCCGAAGCTCTCCTGACGAGCCCGGCCTTCATCGCGAAGGTCGAAGCCCTGTTCGGCATCAAGCCGGACGCACCCGCGGCACCCGCCGCAAGTACAGGAAGTGTGGACATGGCAACCGTCAAGGAACTCCAGGACGCCCTCGCCTCGACCCGTTCGAGCGTGGACGGCCTCACCGCCAAGATCGGCCAGGGCAACACCGGGATCGACCCGGCCGACCTCGATCCGATCCTGACCGAACTGAACGACCTCCGCGGCACCGTCGAGGCCATGTCGAAGTCGCTCGACAAGCCGGAGGCCGCCGCCTCGACCGTCCAGACCGGCGAAGGCGCGACCGCTACGGGCCCGGTGCCGACCCCGACCGCCGGCGCCTGAATATACGCCAGTGTCCCGCCGCTTCGGCGGCGGGGCGTCCCAAGCATTCGCGAGCAGTATCTATCCAGGTTCTACGAGAGGAACGACAGCAATGACCGCACGTAATTTCGAGCACATCGTCGAAGTCGTCTACGAGGTCAATCGCGCGTACTGCGCCTCGCTCGGCGACAACTCGTTCAAGCCTTGGGCCGAGGCCGACGAGTGGCAGAAATCCACGATCCGCCAGGGCATAGCCTTCGTGATCGAGAACCCGCAGGCCGGGCCGGGCGACAGCCACCGCTCCTGGCTCGACGTGAAGCTGGCCGAAGGCTGGAACTATGGGCCCGTCAAGGATCCCGAGCGCAAGACGCACCCGTGCATCGTGCCCTACGAGGATCTTCCGGCCGAGCAGAAGGCGAAGGACTACATCTTCCTGTCCGTCGTCAAGACGAGCCTCAATCAGATGTACGAGGCGGACGTGAACGACACCATCCGCAGCGATATTCGCCAGAATAGCGCGCCGCGGCCCGTGTCCGAGGCCGAAGTCGAGAAGGCTATCCAGGCGGCCGGTAAGACTGCGCCGCGCCTGACGCCCGCCGATATCGACGACGTGATTGTCGGCGAGGACTACTACGTCTTCCCGGGCACGACGATGACCGTCTGTTGCTTGACCCTGCGCAACGGGTTCAATTCGATCGGTTACTCGGCCGCGGCCTCGCCGGAGAACTTCGACGCGCAGATCGGCCGGGACGTGTCCCGCCGCAATGCCCGGGAGAAGATCTGGGCGCTGGAGGGCTACCTGCTCAAGAACAAGCTGTGCGAGCAGTCGCAGCTTAAGACGCTTGACTGACGAGGAGCGGGCCGCTACGTGACTTTCTACGGCTGTGGCGGCCGTTCCTCACCGTGGATGCGAGGCGGCCCCCGGAGCTTTAGTCGGCTCCGGGGGCCGACTTGTGTCTAGGCCCAGGAGAACAACGCCATGCCGACCCTGCCGAGCTTCATTCGCCGCCTGTTCAGCTTCACGGCATTCCAGCAAGGGCAGGGCGACAACTCGTTCCCTGGCACCCAACTCGACGCTGATCTCGACCAGATCGACAACGCCGTCACCGGGCTCCTACAGCAGATGGGCGGCCTGATCCGGGCGGACGGCAAGCTCGCCAACGGGATCGTAACCCGCAACAGCCTCGCGTCGGACCTTCTAATCGGCGTCGGCTCGGCCCGGCCCTGGAAAGCCGGCGTCCCGTACCTCGACGGCGAGAGCGTCACCCGCGGCTACCTGATCTATCAGGCGGTCCAGAACAGCATCGGCGTCGACCCGGCGGCCGACGTGACGGGCGCCTTCTGGGAGGTCGTCGCAGACCTATCCCAGGCCGTCACCATCGCTGCGGGCGGCGTCGGGACTGCGGCAATCGCAGACGGCGCCGTGACGGCCGCGAAGCTGGCCGGGCCCATCCCGGGCTCGATCCTGGGCGACGGCTCGGTGCCGGCCGCCAAGATCGCCCCCGGCCTGGGCGTCGTCCCCATCGGCGCTCGCATCGCCTACGCCGGCCTCCGGGCGCCGGCCGGGTGGATGCTGGAGGCCGGACAGGCAATCTCGCGAGCCACCTACGCGAACCTGTTCAACGCCATTACCGAGACCTTCAAGGCGGACATTTCGTCCGGGCAGACCGCCCTCACCAACGCCAGCAAGTCGATCCAGGGGATCGGGCTCGGCGCCGCCTACGTCGAGGGCCCCGGCATCCCCCTAGGCACCCGCCTCGTCTCGGACGCGGACGGTGGGCTCGCGATCAACAATCAGGCGACCGCGACGACCGCCCAGGCGACGATCAGGGTGCTTCCCTACGGGCAGGGTGACGGTGTATCGACCTTCAACGTGCCCGACAGCCGCGGCCGGGCCGACTTCGGCCGCGATAACATGGGCGGGAACGGCTCCGGCCGCCTCGTGGCGACCGTGGACGGTTCGGCCCTCACCAACAGCGCCTTCGACGCAGGCGCCGGAAAGGAGCGTACCACACTCGGCGTCACGAACCTGCCGACCTCCATGCCGGCAGGCGGCAAGGTCACGGTCAGCTACCCCGGCTACGCGTCGTCGAAGTACGGCGCCCTGGCGAATATACTGTCGGCCGCGCAGGGCGCGCTCGTGCAGAACGTCTGGGTCCAGGAAGTCGGTCTGACCCTGACGACAGCAGAGACCCGTGACTTTCAAGCCACGGGAACCGCGAACAACCCGGGAGGCGGGCAACCGTTCAACACCCTCCCGCCCGCAGCGATCACGAACAAGATCATCTTTCACGGAGTGCAGTAATCATGGCCGCCAAAGTCAACCGTACCCCCGAGATCTGCCAGACGTTCGGCGTTCGGGCCCAGAACGATCTCGGCTACTCGCGGAAGAAAGTCGCCGGTCTGTTCGGCAACGGCGATATCGAGAGCCAAGGCTTCAACACGCTCCAGGAGATCAACCCGGTCGTGTCGGGCTCGGCCGGCGGCTTCGGGTGGATGCAGTGGACCGGGCCGCGGCGCCGGGCCTACCTCGCCTGGGCGTCGGCGCTCGGCCTCGATCCGGCCGCCGACGAGACGAACTACCGCTACATGGTCCACGAGCTTCTGACCATCGAGACGGCCGCGCACCGGGCGATCCTGGCGTGCGCCGACGACGAGGCCGTGGCCGCGACCGTCGTCTGCACGAAGTACCTGCGGCCCGGCACCCCGCACCTGGACAAGCGCATCGCCAGCGCGAAGCGGAACCTCGTCTACGTGCCGCCGGCCAAGGGCGCCGCGAGCCCGGACACGGGTCCAGTGGGCACGATCCAGCCGGCGGCGCCCGTCGCACCGCAGGAGCCCGTTAATCAGGCGGCCCCGGCGGTCCAGGTCGAAGCCGGCCGCTGGCCGGAGGACAGTTTGTCCGCCTTCGAGATCAAGGCGATCCAGCAGCGGTTGCTCGATCTCGGATACCACGTCGTCGGCTTCGCGGACGGGAAGTGGGGCAAGCGCACGTCGGCCGCTCTGACGGCCCTCCAGCAGCAGGCCGTGAACGAAGGCGCCCAGGTCGCAATCGACGGCCACTACGGGCCCCAGACCCGGGCGCTGCTGTCCAGCGACGCCATGAAGGCCACCGTCTCGCCCGAGCGTGCGGCCGTCACGTCGAAGGTTCTGGCGAAGCTCGGCAACCCGACCGTCCTGGCCGGACGGAAGATCACATGGGCCTCCGCAGGCGCCGTCCTGGCAGGAGTGGGCACGCTGGCGGGCGCCCTGTCGACCGGATGGACGACTGAGCTTCCCTGGCCGTTCTCCATGTTCACGGCCTTCCTGCCGCCGTGGGCTCTGCCGCTCGTCATCGTGGCCTTCAACCTCTACACGGCCGCCAAGTCGACGGGCCTGATCGGTTCGGCCGTCGAGCGGGTCCAGCAGGGGATAGACAATACCGGGGCGCCGGCCGCACCGGGGGCGACTGCGCCCATTTCCCTGCCCTTCGGGCTCGACAAGCTGTTCCAGCGGTCATGATCGCCGAGGCGTTGTGGCGGCCGGGTCTCCCCCGGCCGTCCCCACGGGCATTCCGACAGGCGTGCCAGCGGGTGCCGTCCTCGACAACGCACAGACACACGCACCGGCCACCATGCAACTCGACGTAGCGACCATCTTGTCCATCGCGGCGTTCCTGCTGTCGATTGGCACCCTGATCTGGAAGTCGAGCGCCCTGGCGGCCCAACAGCGGGCGTTCGAGGCGTATTCGACCAAGCGGGACACCGAGCGCGAGGAGTGGCGAAAGGCGCACGAGGCGTCGGTCGACGCGCGCTTCGCGGCCGTCACCGGGTCCACGACGCTTCTGCGCGAGCAGATCGCCGAGGTCCGCGAAAACCTCGCCAAGAACTACATGATCAAGAGCGAGATCGCAGCAATCGAGCAGCGGGCCACGAACGGTCAGGAGCGTATCTTTACGATGCTTGACAAGATGAACGCCCGGCTGGACAGTTTGTCCGAGAAGGTACTCCAGGCGCTACAGAAGTCATGAAGACACGAGCAGAGATCGACGCGGCGGCGGAACGTCAGAAGCGGATCGCCGCCGCCAAAGCGCAGCTACGGGCAATCGAGCGCGAGGAGATCGTATCGAATGCGCGCGAACACTTCATGCCGTTCGTGAAGTTCACGCAACCGAGCCCGCAGGATCCCGACGACGCCTCGCTCAGTAGCTACGACAATCAGTATTTCCACGACGCTATCGCGCGGACGCTGGAGGAAGTCGAGAAGGGCGCCATGCCCTTCCTGATCCTGACCGTGCCGCCCAGGCACGGCAAGAGCGAACTGACCTCGCGCCGTTTCCCCGCCTGGATCGCCGGGCGCAACCCGCGCCGGCAGATCGTCGTCGCCGCGCACACCGATCAGCTTGCCGAGGACTTCGGCGCCGACGTGCGCAACATCATGTCGACGCCGCAGTACCGTCAGGTGTTCCCCGAGTTCAAGCTCGCCCGGGGCGGGTCGGCCAAGGATCGCCTCCAGACGACCCAGGGCGGGCTCCTCGTATTCGTCGGCCGCGGCACGGCGCTGCTCGGCCGAGGCGCAGACTTCCTGATCCTCGACGACCTTATCAAGAACGCCGAGGAAGCTCGCTCGCCGACCGTGCGCGAGGAAGTCTGGCAATGGTTCATCAAGGTCGCGATGACCCGGCGCATGAATGCTGAAAGCCCGGTCATCTTGATTATGCAGCGGTGGCACGAGGACGATCCGGTCGGCCGGATTACGGACCCGACCAACCCGCATCACGACCCGGAACTGGCCGCGAAGTTCAAGATCATCAACCTGCCGGCGCTCGCCGAGGACGACGACCCGCTCGGACGCCCCAAGGGCACCGCCCTTTGGCCGATCTCCGGCGGCAAGCGGAAGTTCGACGAGGAGTTCCTGGAAGGTCAGCGCAGGCTAGATCCGACCGGCTTCCCGGCGCTCTATCAGCAGAACCCGGGCGCCGTGGACGGTATTATGTTCAAGCGCGAATGGTTTCACCTGTACGGGCCGGACGATCTGCCGAAGAACCTGTCCATGTACTGCTCAAGCGATCACGCGGTGGGCACGGACAAGAACAAGAACGACGCCACGGTCCTGCTCGGGGGCGGCGTCGACAGCGCGGGCGATCTGTGGCTCACGGACTGCATCTGGGATCGGCTCCCGTCAGACCGGGCCGTCGAGCACATGCTGTCCATGGCGCGGACGATCAAGCCGATCCTGTGGGCCGGCGAGAAGGGCCAGATCAGCATGTCTATCGGGCCGTTCCTGCGCCAGCGCATGTCCGAGACGAGCAATTTCTTCGCGATCCGCGAGATGGTTCCGATCTCGAACAAGGAAGCGCGGGCCCAATCCATCTCCGCTCGATCCGCCCAGGGCAAGGTCCACTTTCCGCGGACCGCTTGGTGGACCGAGAAGGCCATGGATGAACTGATGAAGTTCCCAGGCGGCCGACACGACGACTTCGTGGACGCCTTCGCTTGGTTCGGCCTGCTGATCCAGTCCATGCATGGCGCGAGCGCGAAGGCGGAAACCCCGAAGTCGGCCCCTAAGTACGGGTCATACGCCTGGGTCAAGGCGCAGCAACGCCGGCAGGCGACCGAGGACGCGATCCGCGCGGGTGGAGGATACTGATGGGCAAGATCACGGATCAGGACGTTTTGGCCGCCACGGACAACGGCGACGGAACCCACGACGGGGTGAAGCTCGCACAGTGGCTCTACGAGGCGACAACTGGTAAGCCTCTCGCGCGGGACGACGCCGAAAGGCTTGTCCAGGAGGGCATTCGCCGTGCCCGGATCCGACGCGATCAGGAGGCCAGGGCCAATGTTTGACGAGACCGATGGGGAGATGGGCCCGCTCGACGTGTCCGGCGCCACCGCGCCGGCCGCGACGGATGACAAGGCCGACACCAAGCCCCAGAAGGCGCCGCTCTCGCCGCAGGATCGGGCGCTCGCCGCGCAGATCCGCAAGAACATCCGCGACGACAAGGGGCACTTTCGCAAGGTGTTCCGCCGTATGCGCCGCGATATGCGGATCGCCATGACAGGACACGATAGCACCTGGGGCGAGGAGAAATACAAGGCCAATATCACCGGGCGCCACGTCAAGGCCAAGACTGCCTCGCTCTACGCGAAGAACCCGAAGGCGGTCGCGCGGCGCATCGAAAAGATGGATTTCGCGATCTGGGACGAGAACCAAAGCTCGCTCCAGATGGCGATGCAGACGATGCAGGCCGCCCAGCAGGCCGCAGCGGTCCCGACCGAGCAGGCCGGCGTCGACCCGGCGACCGGCGCCCCCGCGCCCGTGCCGCAGCTTCCGCCCGGGTTCGAGCAGGCCCAGGCGCTCCTCGACGACTTCCAGCAGGGCTACGCGGCTCGGCAGGCGGCGACGAAGGTCGCTAAGACGCTGGAGAAGCTGTTCGCGCACGCGATCAAGGAACAGCAGCCACTTGGCTTCAAGGAAAGCATGAAGGCGACCGTTCGGCGCGCTTGCACGACCGGCGTCGGCTACGTGAAGCTCGCGTTCCAGCGGACAACTGGTCCGGCCCCGAGCGTCGACTACCGCCTGGAGGACAGCCGGACCCGCCTGGAGCACCTGGAGACCCTGATCCAGCGCCAGCAGGAGCAGGACGCCGATACTGGCGACCTCGACGCCGAGAAGGCCGAGATCGAGGCTATGATGGTCGCGCTCCAGGCCGAGCCCGAGGTCGTCGTGTCCGAGGGCGTGATCTTCGACTTCCCGCAGTCGACGAAGGTCATCCCGGACATGCTCACGAAGTCGCTGGAAGGCTTCGTCGGCGCCCGGCACCTGACCGTCGAATATCTCTACACGCCGGAGGAAGTGAAGAACCTGTTCGGCGTCGATCTCGGCCGCTCGTTCAAGCCGTACAACGCCAGCGGCAAGTCGAACGACACGGACGGCGAGTACACCGGGCAGTCTGACCTGTTCAACCGCGAGGAAGGCGATACCTCCGACACATACGAGGACAAGCCGAAGGGCGATCTCGCGTGCGTCTGGGAGTATTTCGACAAGTCGGCGGGCCTCGTCTACTATATGTGCGACGGCTACGAGGGCTTCCTAAAGCCCCCGGCGCCGCCGGATATCTACGTCGATCAGTTCTGGCCGGTCTGGGCTCTGACGTTCAACGCCGTCGAGAGCGAGGAAGATCTATACCCGCCGTCCGACGTGACCCTGCTGCTCGACATTCAGCGCGAGTACAACCGGAGCCGCGACGGCAAGCGCGAGCACCGCAAGGCCGCTCGGCCGCGGTGGGTCTATCCGAAGGGCGCGTTCCCGGACGAGGATCTGGATTGGCTGGCGAGCGCCGCGGCGTTCACGGCCACCGGGCTCAACATGGACCCGAACCGCGATATCAAGACGGTCCTCCAGTCCGTGCCCGTTCCCGGCGTCGACCCGAACCTCTACGACGTGGGCGAGATCATGCAAGATCTCCAGTTCGTCGTCGGCAACTCGACGGCCGGTCTCGGCGCCCCGCAGAAGGGCACCGCTACGGCCAATCAGATCGCGGCCGGCGCCAACGCCACGTCGGACCAAAGTTCCGTGGACGACCTCGACAACTTCCTGACCGCCCTCGTCCGGGGCGTCGGACAGGTCATGCTTCGCGAGTACAGCGAGGAGACCGTGATGAAGCTCGTCGGCCGCGGCGCGTCCTGGCCGCAACTGACGCTCCAGGATATCGCGGACGAGATCTACCTGGAGATCGAGGCGGGCTCGACGGGCAAGCCCAATCAGGCCGTCGAGATCGCCAATTGGGAGAAAATGCTGCCCCTGCTGATGCAGATGGGCGGGATCGCGCCGGCTTGGCTGGCGCGCGAGACGCTTCGCCGCCTGGACGACCGCATGGACCTGACCGACGCCTTCGTGGACGATCTGCCGTCCATCGTGGCGCAGAACCGTCAGGTCGCCGCCCAGGGGGCCGATCCGAATGCCGACCCGACCGCGCAGGGCCACAACGGGCCTGCGAATGGGCCCGCCCCTCCGGGTGGGCCTGCCGGCCGCGGCGCACCGATGGGAGCACAATCAGCCCCCGCACCCGTCTAGCCGGAGTTGCCCGGCCGGACATATTGTCGTATCGCAGCATCACGGGAATAGAGGATCGAAATGCCCGGCGAAAACGAAGATCTCTCGCTCGAACTGGACGCGGCCCTGGAAGAACAGGCCGCCGCGGCTGGCGAAGGCGGGACGGACGGACAGGGCGGTGCCGATGGCGCCGCTCCTGCCAATGGCGAGGGCTCGTCCGCCTCGCAGACGCAATCCGACGATGACGGTCTCCTGGGCGTGGTCCGCGATGCGGCCAAGCCGAAAGAGCCCGACGCGGCGGCGGCGGCCTCGTCAGCCGATGGCGCCGAAGGCAAGGGCGACAAGCCCGGCGAAGGTGCTCCCAAGCGGGACGACGAGAACTTCTCGGACGTTCCGTTCAACAAACACCCACGGTTCCGTCAGCTTCTAAGCGAGCGGAACACCTTCAAGACCGATGCTGGCAAGTATCGGCAGATCGACACGTTCCTCCAGGACAACGGCATGTCGAACGAGGAGGCCGCAAACCTCCTGACTGTCGGCGCCATGGCGAAGACTGACCCGGCGAAAGCCTGGGAAATGGCTCGTCCGTGGGTGGAGAACCTGTTGAAGGCCGCGGGTGAAGTGCTGTCGGACGAACTGGTGGCGGCGGTCCGCGAGGGCCGCATGACCCAGGAGGCCGCGCTCGAACTGAGCCGGTCGCGAGCCGCTGTCGCCTCCGCGGGCGCCATGCGGACGTTCGAGCAGCAGCGTCAGGAGCGGACCGCCGCGACCGACCATCAGCGGTCGATCACGGATGCCGCCCAGACTTGGGAGGACACGCGCCGGGAGCGAGACCCGAACTTCGACGCGAAGGTAGAGCAGATCCACCGCGAACTCGCGTGGCGCCACCGTAACGGCGACATTCCGAAGGATGCGGCTGGCGTCACTGCGCAGCTTAACGACGTTTACAAGGTCGTTAACGCCGCCATGAAGCCCGCCACGCCTCCGGCCGCCGCTACGGCCCCCGCGGGGCGCCCCGCAGCCCCCAAGCCGGCGCCCAAGCCGGCCGTCAGGGCTGTCGTCGGTGGATCGGTCGCTTCTGGTCAAGCGAAGGCGGCGCCGAAGAACATGCTGGAAGTAGTCCAGGGTGCGGCCCCGTAATCTTCGGATAGCGTAGGAAAGATAAGGACATGCCTTTTACCGCAGCAGAACTGGCGAACATCGGCAACTCGGCCCTCGACTACTACCTGGAGAAGGGCAAGGTCGCCAAGCAGAACGTCCAGGACAAGCCCATGCTCCAGGCGTTCGAGGCGGCCTCCGGGACGTTCCCGGGCGGCAAGGGCCTCGTGTCGCTCGGCGTCAAGGGCGGCCAGGGTGGCGGTCGCTTCATGGGCTACACCCATGACGATCAGGTCACGTACTACAACCCGGCGGCCAACCTCCGGGCCGGCTTCCCCTGGAAGGAACACCACATCGGCCTGGGCATCACGCACACCGAACTCAAGATCGACGGTATCACCGTCACCGAGAGCGGCGGTGAGCAGGAGACCTCCGAGAAGGACGGCCGCGAGCAGGCCGCCCTGGCGAACCTCCTGGAGGGCAAGCTGGAGGACTTCGACGAGGATCGGAAGGCGTCGTGGGACAAGCTGATCCACGGCGACGGCACGACCGACGCGAAGGCCCTGGCCGGCATCGGGTCGATCATCCTGGCGGACCCATCCCTGGGCTCGACGGGCGGTCTGTCCCGCACGACCTACCCCTTCTGGCGCAACCGGGCTGCTACGGCCGCCGCGTTCGCTGCGGGCTCGGGTCCGGACGCCATCGCCTCGTCGGCGGCGGGCGGCGGTGTGCTGGCGCAGTTCCTCCAGAAGGAAAGCCGCCAGATCCGGCGCTTCGCGCAGGGCGGCGTCCGTCACCGCTGGTTCGCGGGCTCGGACTTCATCGACGCCTACGAGCGGGAGATCCGCGCGAACGGCAACTACTCGCTCAACGGCTTCCGCGGGAACAACGTGGACGCCGCCATGGACGATCCGAAGTTCGGCGGCTCGCCGTTCATCTACGATCCGACCATGGACGATCTGGGCCTGTCCAAGCGGTGCTATGTGATCGACATGCGCCGCATCCGACTGCTCTACATGATCGGCGAGCGGAACAAGAAGGCGCAGCCCCCGCGCCCCTACGACCGTTACGTCATGTACCGCGGCCTGACTTCGACCGCTGTCATGATCGCGCAGCAGCTTAACACGTCTGCTGTCTACGATATCAAGTAAGGCCAGGGGCGGCGGTTTACGGGCCGCCGCCCTTCGTCCGTCTTGGTAGGACTGCCGCCCTCCAATCCCTTTACCTGAAAAGAGACCGTCATCATGGAACAGGCCACCGCTCTCGTCGCTCTCGCCGGAGATCTCGGCAACAGCGTCCCCAAGACCGTCACGCCCGCCGAGATCCAGGTGCTCCAGGCCGAGCACGGCCCCGGCGCCGTCCATAACATCTTCCAGATCGAGGACGTGGACCGCTCGCGCGCCGCGGAGCTTACTCGTCTGAACGAGACCTATCAGGGCTACGATGACGACGGGAAGCGGCGCGTCAACGCCATGTTCCCGAGCGCCACGCTCCTGCCCCTGACCATCGCCGAACTCGATCTGCCCGAGGATCTGTTCAAGGCGACCGCACGCGCCCTCCCGGTCCGCAAGGCGGTCGTCCAGACCGAGCAGACCCACGGCGCCCCGGGCACCGAGCCGGTCCGCGTCGCGCTCGACAATACCGAGTTCGAGCCCGTCGAAGTGCCGGCCGATCCCGAGGACGAGGCCCGGCGCGGGACGATGACCGATCCGCGGACCCAGCATCAGGTCGACAAGGCGCCCGGCGACGCGCTCCTGGCGGCCGGTGGCGGCCAGCCCTCGTCCGATCTCGACGCCCTCAAGTCCGTGGCCGACACGGGCCCTGGCGAGGCTCCGTCGCAGACCGGGGCGCCGGCCGGCGCATTGGGTGGGCACGTCGAGACCCGCGGCGCCAAGACGGCCGCCGAGAAGACAGCCGAGGTTGCCCCGGGCCGTCAGGCGGCGCAGGGTGAAGGCGCCAACTCGCTGTTCGCCTAAGAGGTCGTCATGCGCAACCGGACCCTGCTGAAACTGCTGGACGATTACCGTTCCGAGTGCCGTCTATCGACGAACCCGGCGCATAACGCCCAGCAGCGCGACACACAGGTCAGGCTCCTCCAGCGTATGCAGGAGTGGCTATACGATGACTTTGCTTGGCCGCATCTGCGGATCGAGCGTGTCGTGCCCGCAGGGTCCGGCCAGCGTTACTACAACGTACCTTCCGACATGAACCTGGAGCGGATCCTTCACCTGGAGGTCCGCACGCAGCAGCGTTGGCTCCCTATCGAGGCCGGCATCGGGCCCAGGGAATACGCGGCTATCGACAGCGACAGCGGCTACACGGGCTCCCCGATCTCGCGCTGGCGGATCTGGGAGGACGACCGGATCGAGGTCTGGCCGGTCCCGGATCTGACCTCGACGGACCTGGAGGGCTCGATCAAGTTCGTCGGGATCCGCAACCTCCGGAAGTTCGTGGACGACGCCGACGTGTGCGACCTGGACGACCGCCTGATCGTCCTGTACGCCGCGGCCGAGACCCTGGGGGCGAGCGGCGCGAAGGACGCGAAGCTCAAGCTCGATCAGGCTCAGAAACGCTACGAGACGATGAAGTCGGACCTGACGCCCCGACGCACGATCAAGCTGTTCACGGGGCACCGGCCGCGCATCCCGCTCCGGGGGCTCCCCCTGCCGCGAGGATAGACGATGGGCACGATCTGGGTTCGCGAGTTCACCGGGGGACTAGACACCCGGCGCCTCCCGGAGACCTCGAAAGGGGGCACCCTCGTCAAGGCAGTCAACGGCCACATCAACCGGGGCGGCGAGTTCGAGCAACGCGCCGCCTTCGTGCCTGTCTACACCCTGCCCAAGGGCACGAAGGCCCTGGCCTACACGCCCGCCGGCCTCGTCGTGTTCGGTTCGATCGGTCGCCCGGAAGGCTTGCCGGCCGACGTGATCTATCAGCAGCTAGAGGCGCCCAACGGCGCGGATCTGGTCAAGGTCGTCAGCTACGACCTGTTCTCCGGCAAGCTGTTCGTGTCCGCGCAGTTCGCGGACGGGGCTCTGCATCAGTTCTACGACGGTAACAGGGTCACGAACTACGGCTCGAACTCTGCCGTAGTTCCTGGACGTTTTGTCCTGACCTACGGCCGTAAGCTGTACTACCTGACCGGACCGAACGTCATCTACTCGAACCTCGCGGATCCGACCAACTTCGACGCCGACAGCGGCACGAAGATCCCGGACGGGACCACGACGACGGTCAGCGCGCCGGACGGCAACGGCAAGACGACCACGACCGAGACGACCCGCAAGACCAATGCGGACGGTTCTGTCGAAGTGACCGTGAAGGTTACGGCGACGGACGGCTCGGTAACGACCACAACGTCGACCTTGCCGGCGCAGTCTACAGGCGTGGGCGCAGGCTTCAACGATCTGTCCGAGGAAGACTACGGCTCGGAAGATCTCGCCGCTATCGGTCGATACCAGAACTACCTCGCGTTCTTCTCGGACCGGACAATCCAGATCCGCTACATGGATCCGGACCCGTCCCTGTCGAAGGCTATCCAGGCGCTTCACAATACCGGGACGATTGCTCCTCGTAGCGTGACGCAGTTCGGCGACGCGGATCTGTTCTACCTCGACACGACTGGACTGCGGTCGCTCCGCGCCCGTGACGCGTCGAACTCGGCCTCGACTTCGGATATCGGGTCGGCAATCGACGTGCTCCTGACCGACTACGTGCGGGGCGCGAGCGCCGACGACGTGCTCGGCGCCATCGGTCTGATCGAGCCCCGCGACGGCCGCTTCTGGCTCTCGCTCGGAACGCAGATCTTCGTGTTCTCCTACTTCCCGGCCGCGAAGGTCTCGGCGTGGTCGCTCTACGAACCCGGCTTCCATGTCGACGACATGGCAGTCTACAAGCGGCGCGTCTACCTGCGCTCGGGCGATCAGATCTACGCCTATGGCGGCATCGGCCAGCAACAGGTCTACGACAATACGCCGGCCGTGGCGTGGCTACCGTATCTGGACGGGGAAAAGCCCACGGAGACCAAGCAACTCCAGGGGATCGACGCCGCGATCCGCGGAACGTGGCTGATCGAGCTTGGCATGGACCCGGGCAACGTCCTGGCGAGCGATAAGATCGCCACGGTCGATCAGACGACCTACATGGACAACCGCATCCCCGGCGCCCACGCCGCGACCCACTTCTCCGTCCGGGTCACGTCGAAGGCGCCCGAGAGCGAGACCAAGCCGGCCGTGCTCTCAAGCGTGGCCTTGACGTACAGCGCCGAGAGCGACAAGGCCAAGGCATGATCCTCCATCCTGTCACCCCCGAGGCGGCCTATGCGGTCGGCCTCGCCTGCCGCGAGCGCGACCGGCTGGAGTTCGGCGCCGCGACCGGGATCCGCCAGCCGGACGAACTGGCGCAGTGGATGGGCACGCGGTACGGCCAGATCGACGGAATGCTCACGGCGACCGACGACGAGGGCGAGCCCATCTGCATCGGCGGCGCGCTCCACATCCGGCCGGGCTCCTGCGCGCTCCTGTTCTACGCGACCGACCGCTTCCCCGAGATCGGCCTACCCATGACCCGGTTCATCAAGCGCCGGTACTTCCCGCAGCTTGAGGCGGCCGGCTACCACCGTATCGAGGCGATCACGTCGGCCAGCTACCCCGAGATGCACAAGTGGCTGGAAGTGCTCGGCATGAAGCGTGAAGGGCTTCTGCGCGCGTATGGTGCCGGCGGCGAAGATTTCGTCCAGTATGCGAAGGTGAGCTATGCTAGTCCGACTTGCCATTGAAGGCGACCGCCGCGAGCTAGTCGGGCTCTGCGCCGACGCTGTGCGCGAAAGCGTGCGCGGGATCGAGCCGGACGAGGCGATCATTAACGAGACCTTCGACGCTTACTTGTCGAGCGCCGAACCGACATTCTTCGTCGTGGAGGGGGCTGGCCGGCGGCTGGTCGGCTTCATGATGTGCTCTATCGGCGGCTACGCCTTCGCGTCTGGCATCTTCACGACGCAGCAGGTAATGTACGTCGTGCCCGACAAGCGTGGATCTCGGGCGGCCACACTCCTCATCCGCAACCTGATCGACTGGAGCAAGCGCCTGGGCGCCCTGGAGATCACGGGAGGCAATAACAACGGGCTCCACACCGCTCAGACCGTCCGGCTCCTGGAGAAGCACGGGTTCGAGCAAGTGGGCACGTTCATGCGCCGGAGTATGGCTAATGTCTAAGAAGGACGGAGGCGCCTCAAAGCAGGCGGCAATCGCTCGGGCAGACGAGGCGCAGCGTCAGGCGACTATCCGCCAGGGCACCGATCAGATCAACACGCAGTTCGACAGTCAGTTCACGCCGGACTTCTATAACAAGCAGCGCGATAACTTTCTGTCGTTCCAGATGCCGCAGCTTGACCGTCAGTACGGCGATGCGCAGCGGCAGTTGACGTTCGCGCTCGCCCGAGGCGGCAATCTCGACAGTTCTACGCGCGGTTTCCAGCAGGGTCAGCTACAGCAGACCTACGATACGCAGCGGACGAACGTCGCCGATCAGGCGAACAGCTACGCGAATACTGCCCGCTCGAATGTCGAGCAGGCCAGGAACAACCTCGTCGCCACGCTCAACGCGACGGGCGACGCGACCCAGGCCGCGACCTCCGCGACGAACCAAGCGGCCGTCCTGGCGCAGCCGCAGGCGTACTCGCCGCTGGCCGACGCCTTCTCCTCCGTCACGGGGGCCCTGGCATCGCAGGCGCAAGCCGACCGTGCCCAGGCTATCGCGAACGGAACCTACACTGGCGGCTCGGGGCTGTTCGGTTCGTCCGGCGGCTCCGTCAAGATCACGAGGTAAGGCCCATGTGCGATCCCCTGACCATCGCAGGCGCGGCCCTTGGTATCGGCGGCGCAGCGGCCAACGCGGTCGGCCAGTCGCAGGCCGCCGCGGCGTCGAACCGCGCCTACAACGCCGAGCGCCAGCGGCAGGCCCAACTCCAGCAGGAAGCGGCCCAGGTCCAGCAGCACTCGAACGCGATCTACCAGAACTTCGCGGACAAGCAGGCCGACCGCGGCAAGGATCTGTCCGCCTACCTCCAGGGCAATCAGCTTGGGGCGCAGGGGCAGAGCGCCGTGATCGAGGCGCCGACCGGCGCCGCGGGGAGCGGAGGCGGCGGGGCCGGGACGAACGGGAACGTCTCGATCACGGCCCAGGGCGAGGCGTCGCAGCGCGCCCGTGCCGACACGGCGGCCAGTCAGCAGGCCAACGCGCTCGGCACGATGCGCTCGCTCGGCGATCTCCTGGGGACGAGCGCCCTGACCCAGGCTCGCGACGCCGGGCAGATCGGCCAGATCGGCGGCTTCATGAAGGGCTCGGCGTCGGTCCTGCCGACCGAACTCAACGCGGCCAGCCATGCCGGCGACACGTTCAAGACGCTCGGCGGCCTCGCGGGCGGCCTGGGCAAGGTCGGCGTGGCGGCGGGCACGTCCGGGAGCACCCTGGGCGGCCTTCTGGGCGGCGCGAGCGCGTCGAGCGGCAACATCGCTCTGCCGACCTTCGCGGCCACCCCGAGCCTGGGCGCCGGCTCCATCGCCAGCGCCTTCTCGGGCTTGCCTTCGTCGCCCCTGTCGCTCAACACCGGGTTCGGCGGGGCGCCCTCGTTCGCCTCGTCACCGTACCGGCTCTAAGGGGATCGGCCCATGCCCACGTTCCGCAACACCGCTGTCGATCCGTCGCAGATCTCCGGCGCCTTCGACAGCATCGCGGCGGCCTTCAAGCCGCCGAGCGCGTCCGAGATCCTGGCCGGCGCCAAGGTCGCCGAGACCCGGCAGAAGGTCCAGCAGATCGCGGACCTCTACGCGCGTGGCCTCGCCAAGACGCCCGAGGAGCAACAGCTTCTCGATCAGCAAGCCAGCATCGCCGGGATCTACAACCCGAGCGCGTCCCTGACGGCCGTCGACCGGAACAACGCGACGACCCGTTCCACCAACGCGGCCGACAACGCCCGCGCGCTCCAGGTCGCCCGCGAGACCCAGACCGGCGAGACCACGCGCTCGCTCCTGGCGCCCGTAGGCGAGGGCGCGACCCGCTTCGTGCCGCCGTCCATCGCGAGCGCCTACGGGATCCCCGGGCAGCAGGTTGGCGCCCTCAAGGCCAGCGAAGGACAGATTGTCCGGGCTCCGGACGGCACGACCCTGGCCGGACCCGAGAAGCCCCTGTCGACCGATCAGCAGAACGCCAAGACGATCTCGGGCCTGGGGCCGGAGGCGCTTCGGCAGTCGGCGATGGGCTCGCTCCCTATCGAGCAGATTATCGACGCCACGACCGGCAAGCCGAAGTATGTGACCCGGGCCGATGCGGTCGGGCAGTCGCCGGTCCCGGACACGACCAAGGCCCAGGTCGGCAACTACAAGCTCCCGGGCGGCGGGACGGGTTCGGCGCGCCTCGATCCGAACACCGGGTCGTGGGTCGACACGCAGACCGGACAGCCCTTGCCGACCGGCATCAACATCTTCGGCGCCACGCTCCAGGGCGGGAAGGACGAGACGGGCCTGGGCGCCGCAGGCGCGAACAGCGTGACCCAGAAGCTCCTCGACATGAAGGCGCTCGGGACGACGCTGGACGCCTACGAGCGGCTGGTGACGGCCGACCCGAACGCTATCGGGATCGTCGGCACCGTCCGCGGCGCCGTGCAGGACGTGGGCGCCACGCTCCAGGAAGGGTCGAAGCTCCTGACGCCGCTCCAGCAGCAGTTCGAGAAGGATATGGCGTCCGGCATCGTCTCCCCGGAGGTCCAGCAGAAGTATCGGGCTCTCATGCCTGCGGACGGGAAGTATAACGACCGTATCCCGCAGGCCCAGATGCTCCAGTTGCTCCTCGCGTCGCAGTACGCGAAGTTCCTGGACCCGAACGGCCGCATCTCGAACGACCGCCTCGAACAGGTACAGAACTCGCTCGGCCACGGAAGTATGCTGTCCAACGGCCAGCGCACCAAGGCTACACTGTCGCAGATGCGGGAACAGCTTCGGGCGCAGCAGGAGTACCTTACGCAGTCGAACCCGGACGCCGCCAAGGCGCTCGGGCTCACGGTCGGCGGGGCTGGCGCGCCGGCCGCCCCGGCTGCTACACCCGCTCCTGCCGCGGCCCCCGGGACGCGGCGCAAGTTCTCCGCTGATGGGACGCTGCAATGAGCATCGAAGTCGAGGGGCCGGACGGCGCGATCAATGAGTTCCCGGACGGCACCCCCGACGCCGTGATCCAGAAGGCGCTACGCGGCGTCTACGGGATCCCGGATAAGGCGCCCGCCCAGGCCGCTCCGGCACCGGGCGGGCCTTCGCTCGCCGGCCGGCTCAGCGACGCCGCCAGCGGGGCCCTGGGCACCGTCGAGAGCGCCCTGGGCATGGGCGCCAAGCCGGTCGCCCCGCCGAGCGTCCAGCAGTCGTCCGACCTCGACGCCATGATGCGGGGCGGGGCGCCCGCGCCGTCCGAACCGCCGCGGCCCCCGGAGACGATGGGCTCGCGCCTGCTCGATCTCGGCCGCGGCGCGCTCGGCGTGCTCGATCAGGGCGTGCGCGGCGCGGCCGAAGGGGCGATCAACGTCGCCTCGCTCCCGGCCGACGCCATGGGCGCCATCCTGAACCGCGACCCGGACTACATGCGCCTGCGGGCGGCCCTGACGGGGCGGACCGATCCGGTCGCCCCGTTCAGCAGCGTCGTCAAGGCCGGCGTGAACGAGGCGAACGACCGGACGAGCGATCTGGCGAGCGCCCTGTCGCAGGCGGTCGGCGGGCCGCAGATCGACCGTGCCCAGCGGGAGCCGGCGAACATCCTGGAGCGCGGCGCCAATCGGATCGGCCAGGAGATCGGCGGCGCCGCGATCCCGGCCGGTGCCGGCGTGGCCGCGGCCGGTGCGCTCGGGCGCGAGGGCGTCAAGGAACTGCCGGCGCTCGCGCGCCTGTTCGCCGAGCCGGCGGCCGTCGACCGTGGCCGCTTCGTCTCCCGGGAACTGACCCAGGGCGCCGCGGCCGGTACGGGCGCTGCGGCCGTCAACGAACTCAACCCCGCCCAGGAAGGCTCAGTCGGCCACGCAGCCGGCGACCTCGCGGGCGCCCTGGCCGGCGCAGGATCGCTCGGCGCCGTCAAGGCTGTCGGCGGCAAGGCCGTGGATGTGGTCAAGGCCGTCACGGGCTCGCCGACCTTCTCCAATCAGATCGTGAAGGACGAGGCGGTCGCCAAGCTCGCCCAGGAGTTCGGCCTGGAGCCGACGATGGTCGGCAAGACCAACGTGGCCGACGTGTCCCCCATCGTCGACGCGATCAATCGCGGCCGGCGCCCTGGCGAGGTCGTCCCGGGCTATCAGGAGACCTTGGCCGACCGGACCTCGAACCCGGGCCTCGCGGCCCTGGAGTACAGCCGCGAGACCGCCGGCTCCGCGCCCCTGCGCCAGCGCACCGATGCGAACGCCAAGGCGGTCGACGACGCGCTCCAGGCCGCCGCCCCGCAGGGCAATCCCGGCGCCTTCCGCGGCGCGCTGGAGGACCGCCGCGCCGACGTGCTCGGTTCGGCCGAGGCGGATCGCGTAGCAGCCCAGGCCCGGTTCGACGAGGCGAACGCAAACCTCCAGGCGCAGATGCACGGCGATGCCCGAGGCTCGGATATCCGCAACGCCCTGGAGACCGCGCTCCAGCGGGCCAGGGACGTGGAGGAAGGCGCGTGGCACGGCGTGTCGGCCGGCTCGGCGGACATTCGTCCTCTCGCGGACGAGTTCTCCCGGATCCGGGCGTCCATGCCGGTCGCGACGCGCGAACTGATGGATCTGATGGACCCGACGCACCTGACGGCCGTGCCGAGCCGCTTCCTGCCGCCCCCGGCAGAGGCCGCCAAGGCTGGAGCGAGCGCCGCGGCGCGAGGGCCGGCGCCGAGCGCATTGGATGGGCTCGCCCCCGAGGAGCGCGCCACGGCCGAGCGGCTGTTCCGGGACGCCCCGGCGCCGGCCGCCCCTGCGCCCGCCATGTCGGTCGCGGATCGGATCGCACAGGCGGCCGACGAGGTACCGAAGGACCCGCGCGCCGGCCTGGGAAAGGCGGTCTGGGATATCCGCGCCAAGATCCCGGACGTCTCGGACGAGGACTTCGCCAATGGCCTTCGCGAACTGATGCGCGACAAGCGCGGCATGGTCTCCTCGCTCAGCGATACCAAGTCGATCAAGCCGACCGAGCGCGGGATCGACCTGGGCGGCGGCGAGCAGCACCTTTGGGTGCCGGGCGACGAGGCGGGGCGCGGCGACTTCGCGTCCTGGCCGAACGGCCGCCCCCAGGCGCCGGCTCCCGCCCCCGAGGCTCCTGCCGCCGGTACGGCCGCTCCTGACGCTCCTGCGCCGGCTCCCGAGATCGGTCCCGTCAACGTGCCCATTCGCGAGGCTGTCGCGATCCGGAAGGCCCTGACCGACGCCCAGCGCGTCGCGGGGACTGCCGGCGAGCACGACCGCGCCCGCGTGATCGGCCAGTATGTCGACGCGATGGACCGCTACTTCGCCGAGCACCACCCGAACGTGGAAGCCTACGATCAGGCCCGCGCCGTCAGCCGCGACCTGAACGACCGCTTCACCCGGCCCCAGACCGACGTGGCTCAGTCGCTCAACCGCAATCAGGGCATGTACTCGATCCCGAACAGCGAAGTCCCTGGACGTTTTGTCCGTCCGGACAACGCCGATCAGGGCGGGATCGAGGCCCTGGTTCGAGAGGCCGGCAACGATCCGCGCGCCATGACGGCGCTCCAGGATCAGATCCGGTCGGACGTGAGCGCCCTGCGAAGCCCCGAGGCGGTGGACCGATACGTCCAGCAGCACAGCCGCGTGTTCGACCGCTTCCCGGATCTCCGCACACAGGTCCAGGACGCGACGGCCGCCGGCCGGGACGCGTCGGCCGCCGCGCGGTCCGAGCGCGAGGTCCAGGGGCGGCTCGGGACGACCGCGACGCCCGGCTCGTCGCCGGTCGGGAAGTACCTGCGGTTCGGGGACGAGGCGACCGACACGGCGATCAGCGGCGTGCTCTCCTCGCCGAAGCCGGCAGAGGCCATGGACGAACTGCTCAACTTCGCGGGCAACGCCCCCGAGGCCGTCGAGGGCGCCCGGCGCACCTTCTGGAACTTCGTCGAGAAACGGGCCCGTTCCCGAGGCGAGACCACGGGGTCGGTCGTCGAGGGGCAGCAGCCCTGGCAACCCGCGCGCCTCGCCCGGCTCCTGGAGGAGCCCCGGAACCGGGCCGTGGCCGAGCGCCTGTATCGGGACGATCCCGAGCAGTTGCAGCGGGTCCACGATATCGCCGAGACCCTACGCGGCGTCGACCTCCGGGTGCGCGGCAGGGCCCGCAACGCCTCCGGCACCGCCCAGGGCGTGCTTTCCTCGACGCTCTCGCCGGAAAGCCTCCAGAGCCGGTTCTACGCCTATCAGCGCGGTCAGGTCGGCGCGGCCTACCTGGGAACCTCGATCCTCGCCACCATCGCCCGCAAGAGCATCGCCAGGGCGCAGGGCGGTGCTATCGAGCGGCTGGTCGACGAGGCCCTGGCGAACCCGGACATGGCCGCAAAGCTCCTGGCCGAGAACAACCCGGCCAACCGAGCGGTGTTCGACCGGGCGACCCGCTCCTATCTGGGCGACGAGGCGTCCAAGGTCGTCAACGCGCTCGGGAACGACGAGCCCGGCGCGGGCGCGAACGATATCGTCTCGCAAGCCCTGTCCCGTGGCGGGCGCGAGGCGGTCGATAGGGTCGGACAAACTGTCCGCGGCGCATTCCAGGGGAGGTTCTAGTGAGCATCGCAGATGCGTTCCGCCAGACGGCGGCCCGGATCGGGGCGACGCCCCAGGATCTCGCGACCGTGGCGTCCTATGAGAGCGGGGGCACCTTCGCGCCCTCGACCCGGGGCGGCGCCGGCAACCGCTACGTCGGCATGTTCCAGTTCGGCCCGTGGGAGCAGCAGCACTACGGCGTGACACAGCAGACGCCGGCCGAGCAGCAGATCGCCGCGGCCGGCAAGTTCCTCCAGGACCGCGGCTTTCGCCCCGGGATGGGGATCCTCGATATGTACTCGGCGATCAACGCCGGCCGGGTCGGGCGCTACAACGCGAGCGACGCAGGCAACGGGGGCGCCCCGGGCACCGTCCGAGACAAGGTTGAGAAGCAGATGGGTGGGCACGCCCAGAAGGCCGCCGCGCTCCTGGGCGGGACCTACACGCCGCCGAGCATCGCCCGGACGATGGGCGAGGCCGCAACCGGGGCGACCGGGCAGGCGCCGCAGGCCGGGACGAGCCTCGCGGACGCGCTCGGGGCCGGCGTGACCTTGCCGACCTTCGCGCCTACCGTCATCGTGCCGCCGGCCGGTCCGGACCCGCAGGTAGCGGCTCTCCAGGATCAGCAGCGGCAGGCCCAGGCGCGGCAGGCCGATCAGGACCGGAAGCAAGCTCTCCTGTCCATCTCGGCCTTCTACCGCTAGTCCTTGCGATATCTTTTTCCTCTCCAACCGCCGGCAGTGAGGGGCAAGCCGCGTGCCCACTCCGGTAGCTCACAGATCGCCTTCTCGAACCAATCGAGGTCGCCCCAGCCGGCGGGGACTTCGGCCACGATCTCGTCGTGGACGTGCGCGATCACGGGGTAGCCGGCGCGCTCGGCGATCTCGATCCCGTTGTCCAGGAGATCGAGCGCGATGGCCTGGACGAAGTTCTCGAACAGCAGGCCGCCGTAGAGGGGGTAGCGGACCATCCGCCGGGTCTGACTGTCCACGCCCATGCACGTCACGACCGGGCGCTTCTCGCGAAGCTCCGGCGTGAGGGCTCGATCCGCCCACGGAACCTCGACCTCGCGGATCTGAGCGCGCTGGTAGGACAGGCACCGACCGGACGGCAGGCGCGCGTAGAGCGTCGTGCCGACCATGCGGTATGTGACCTTGAGCACCGTCACCTGGAGCCCCGGCTCCTCGACGGCCGCCTTCGCCCCGTTCTCCAGCGCCTTCCAGGCCGCCACGGTCGCCGGGTGCGCGGCGCGCCAGCCGACCTTAATCAACTCGGCGCCGATCCACTCCTCGCGGGTCAGGAGCTTCGTCAATAGTTCTCCGCGGGACGAGCATTCCGCGTGGCGCTCGACGGCGCGCTCGCGGCGCTCCGGGTCGGCCGCCTCCCAAGCCGGGGCGAAGATGGGCCCGAGCTTGAGCGAGTAGTTCCGCGCCATGGACCGGAAGGCGCCGACGCCGCCTTGGTAGCCCAGGCTCAGTTCCGAGACCTTGCCGACCTGACGCCGGGGATCCTTTTTCGTCAGTTCATCCGTAGTCGTATTGTAGATCCCGGCGGCTGATCGGCGGTACATATCAGGCAACGTCGGGTCGGCGATCAGGTCGAACAGCGCCTTGAGCTTCCACTCCTCGCCGACAAACCACGCCTGTACTGCGCCCTCGATACCGCTATAGTCGGCCGCGAGCAGTTCGTGGCATGGGCCCGCCCAGATGAAGCCGCGGATCGCGTCGGACAGGAGCGATAGCGTCCGGCCCAACTCCTCGCCGTACAGGAACTTGAGCCACGACGGGTCCGCCTGCCGGATCGCCTCGAACAGGATCATCGCGTCCGGGTGCTCGTCGCCGAAGATCTTCCGCGGGCGCGGCATGTTATGGACCTGGGCGCCCGTAGAGGAGTAGCGGCCCGTGCCGGCTGCGCGGAACAGGAACGAGTTGCGGATCCTGCTGTCCTCGTCCGCGCGCTTGAGGAACGACTTGATCTTCGACACGCTCGTCTTGGCGTACTCCTGCCGGAGCGAGAGCACCTTGCGGACATTCTCGGGGAGATCGTCGCGCTCCAGCATGTCCTCCATGTCGGCCTTGGCGAGGCTGTCGAAGTCGACCGGGCTCTCGACGAGGGCGGACACGTTCACGTCGTCACCGAAGAACGCCGACGCGGCCTCGATCAGAGCCGGGTCCTGTAGCTGCGCCCGGCACCACTTTTTGATCTCGGCGACCTGGGAACAGGACTGGACGGCGCCTCCGGTCGCGGCCCGCAGTTCCTTGTCGAGGAGCCCCTTGGCGCGGTCGGCCAGGATCAGGGCCGCGCGGGCGCTTTCCGTGTCGATCCGGATACCGCGGGCATTGATGCGCTCGTTCCGAGTATAGGCGGCCTGACATTCTGTCCGGAGACGGATTACCTTATGGTCGACCCGCTCCTCGACCTCCACGTCGATTGAGCAGTACCGCTGGAACTTCTCAAAGTCCTCCGGAAAGTCCTCCGGCTCGTTCCAGTAGACGCCGTTCGGATCCTCGCCTTGCTTCACGCGGGGCTTGCGCGGCTTGGAGAACAGGTCGATCAGGCGCTTGCCTTCCTTGTCCTTCTGGATCGCGAGGTTCAGGAACGAGCCCACATCGTCGAGGGACCGCGGCAGGGAGTTCGCGGCGCTCTGCGCGGCCGTGCAGACGTACTGCTCGATCCGCGGGAGCGGCCAGCCCTCGCGCTTGTGAAGCTGCTCGAAACACTGGCGCTCGAACGAGGCGTTGAAGGCGCGGATGGTCGCGCCGGCCTCGATAGCCTCGCGCAGGCGGGGCGGGCACGGCTCGCCGTAGCGCCACCGCTCAATCGTATAGGGCCCGATCCGGTAGGACGCGCACAGGGCTTTCCAATGCGGGGAGTTGAAGTAGGGGCCCTGACCGCGCGTTTTCAGGTCTACGTCGCTTCGCGTCTCGAAATCGACGCGGATCTCAAGCGGAGTAGAGTGCATCATCGGTGCCGGCCCTGTACTTGACGGTGTTTCGAGCGTTGAGCGCCTTGCTCGCCCAGCGAAGGTTGACACGGCGGTTGTCCAGCGTGTCGCCGTTTCGATGATCCCCGACCCAGGACGCGTCCGGCGGCTCGCCGCACATCCTGACGAGGATCGCCCGGTGAAGCCATAGGTTGCCGTAGGCTTGCCGGCCGCTCGGCGTCACCCGCCCGGGGATGGGCACGCTCCGACGGGCGTAGATCCCGTCCGGCCGGCTGATCGTCCAGGTCTCGGGGTCGAAGCTCCCGGATCCGTAGCTGTGGCACCAGAGCCAGCGCCGGGCCCAGAGGTAGTCCTGCCGATCGAGCAGGCAGTAGCAGTCGATCCGGTCCGAGAGCTGGAGGCAGACCGTCTCGTCGGGCGACGGATCAGACGGCCAGAAGCGCGGATCGAAGTCGAGGCCCGGCGAGAGCATCAGTCGAACAGGCCTTCGTCAGAGGCCCGAACGTCAATGGCGAACACCTCGACCGGGTTGGGGCCGAAGTGCGGGTGTATAATCGTGGCCCTCCGAAAGCCACGCCAGGGTCTTTCCAAGCGACGATGAACGTCGTCGGCACTTGGGTAGCCAAGGGTCAAGATTATCCCGTCGTAGGTTCGACCTTCAAGACGCTTGCACCAGTACGGCGTAACCAGCCGAAACTCCTCCAGCTTCTCCCCGCTGCGGATAGCGACGAAGTATTCGGTCTTGAGCGGTAAAATTAGCTTCACGGCGGTCCCCTTAGTCGAACAGCCCGGTGGCGTCGGCCGGCGCTTCGCCCAGCTCGTCATCGTCGAACAGGCCGCCCTTCATGCTGGCCGGCGCCTGGGCGGGCGGCGTGAGCGCGTCCATCATTGCCTCGATCAGGTCCGGCTTGATCGAGATGTGGTAGTCGCCGCTGTCGCGGAACCGGGTCGATACCTGCCATTGCGGCTCGCTCTCGCCGATCTGGACGCAGAGCATCTTGCGGAGACCCTTCGCCTTGGCGGACCGCAGCGCGTCCATCAGGTAGCCCGGGATATCGTCTTCGTGGAGGTCCATGGCGGCGTTCTCTCATTGCGTCAGATGTGGTTGTAGCGGCACCGTAGCGCCGCCACAAGTCTTATCCTTTCGGATGGTCGACCATCATGCTCCGCTGGTGCGGCCGGACCGGATACTCGGGCGGCGCGCCCACGGTGAACAGCCACCAGAAGAACAGGCCGTAGAGGGCGATCATGCCGAAGATCGCCCAGAGTATCCCGGAGGCGGGCTTAAGCTTCTCGCCGGCCTCCGGGTCGATATCGGTGTTCATGCGAACAGGTTATCCATTCCGAGCGCCTGGCAGTACAGTTCCACGATCGCGTGGAACTCCTGCTGTTCGCTGTGGTCTTGCTTCCGCATCTTGAGGATCGCCCGCAGAGCTTTGGCGTCGAACCCGCGGCCTTTCAGTTCCGCGAATACCTCTTTGATATCCGACGCGATGCCGGCCTTCTCCTCCTCCAGGCGCTCGATCCGCTCCAGGAACGAGCGAAGCTCGTCCGCGGCGATCGAGTTGTCCCCGGGCGTGGCGCCCCCGTCAGCCTTGCGTGCCATTCGCCTTCTCCCTGTTCGCGGCCCGGGTGCGAGCCGCCTTCTGCGCCGCCTCGCGCCGCTTCGCCCGGCGCTCGGCCTCCAGGCCGTTCTCGATCAGCGCGGCCGACGAGATCGCCTCGCCGACGCCGGCCTGCGGGATGGGCTCGCTCCGGGGCGCCTCCGGCGTCCAGCAGCGGAGTTGGCCGTTGAGCATCTGGCGGATGCGCCGGGTCTGCTCGCGCTCGCCCTGGTGGGGCATGTAGCGGCTGCGACCGTAGCCGCGGTAGCGCATGGTCCGGCGGAACGCGGCCGGTGTCCAAACGCGCCCATTCCTGTCGGTCGGGGCGTCCGGGCCGCCAGCGATGATCTTGCCGAGCGTGGCGACCGCGCCGGCCGCCAGGGTGCCGGCGGCGACGATGCGGGTCATGATGTTCTTCATGCGGGACATGCTAACCTCTTGTGGCGGATGCTGAAAAACGATTCGCTATGGGGCGCCGCAGACGGCCGCGACGCCCCGGCTTGGTCAGTCGAACAGCGCGGAGGCGCCGTCGCCGCCCTGGGTCTCCTCCGGGGCGTCGCCGGCCTCGTTCTTGAAGAACTGGTCCGGATCGGCCTCGCGCCCGCCCAGCTTCTCGCCGTCCTTCACCATCTGGCACATGGACAGGCCGATGGAGACGCCCTTGCCGTTCTCGGCGTTATCCCAAGTGTAGGCGTGGATGACGGCGTAGCCGTAGCAGCCGGAGTAGAGGTCGGTGCCCTCGATAGCGGGCTTGACCTTCTTATTGTAGAGCTTCGGCTGGAGGTTCGAGGCGGTCCGGATGAACCACATCCCCTCCAGTTCGGGGTACTGTTCCTCGGTCGTCTTGTTCATCCCCTGCGGGCCGTCGCCGTCGAGGATCGGGTTCTTGATCGTGCCCTTTTTCAGGCTCTCCCGGGCCTTCTCGCCCCACTCGGCGACGGCCGCCTCGATGATCGCCGCCTTGATCTCGGACAGATCGCCGTCCTTCGGGATGATAAGGTTCGCCTCGAACTTGAGCTTGGTCGGATCCTTTTTATTGGCCCGGGGCTTGAAGACGTTCATCCGCGAGAAACGGACGAGCGGCGAGCGGAAGTCTGCGGTACGCGAGGTCATCTGGTGTCCTTTCAGTCGTCTACGGCGTCAAAGAACGCGTTAGCGGCAGGTTCGTCTTCAACAGGCGTGAAGAACTTGTTCACGGGCGGCTCGATTGCCGGCCGTGTCGTCTTTTCGACCGAGACTAGACTTGTCCCGGTACGGGGCACCGTCGACAATCCGTCGATCAGCGACCCATGCTTCCCGAGCGCCTTCCGCACCTGTTTGGGCGTCCGGAGCTTGGGAGCAATCTGGTAGGCGTCCTCTGCGACGCCGAAAAGCTCGCACGTCGCCCTGGCCTGGGCGGCGGCGTCATCGTCGGTCCACTTCTCCCGGCCGTGGCGCTCGACAAGCTGGTAGCCCGGGATCTCGACGCCGCTCTCGGCCTCCCGCTGTGCCCAGGCGCGGCAGGCGTTGAGCCAGTTCTGGACCATGTCGGCGTTGTCCAGGACCCGGGCCAACTGTGCGGGGGACAGTTTGTCCGGGCGCAGTTCCGTCTTGAGCACGGCGACGCCGGTCTCCTCGTCCCGGAAGAACGCCTGCGCCTCCCGCTCGGACTTCTCGGCGAGCGCCGGGCAGAAGCCGGCGGCCGGGCAGAACTGGCAGTGATCGCCGGCCGACAGATAGGCGGCAACCCAATCCTGGAGGTCCCCGGGATCGCCGGCCGTGGCGCCGCCCTTGTAGTCGATCTCGGCATGGTGGGCACGCTTCCACGCTTCCTTGAGGTCGGCAGTCCAATCCAGGAGGTCCAGGTAGGAGATCGTCTCGGACCGGATCCGGCCGTCCGGGTGCTCCATCCGCGGCTGGACAATCGTGACCTTGACGTTCGTGATCGCCTTGCCGGCGAGCGTCAGGACCGAGCCCACTCCGTAGGTCCGTGCTTGCTTGTTCGCCTTCGCCTCGACCCGCACGCCCCGGCCGCCCTTAAGGTCGACGACCTCGACAAGCTCGTCCACCGGGAAGTACAGAACGGCGTCGGACGTGCCGCCGGCCTCGAACGGCGGCGACAGGCTGGCGAGCGAGAAGTTCTGTTCCAGCAGACACCCGCCGCCCTGCTCGCAGGCGATAGCAGTCCGCTCGTTCACGTAGTCGATATAGACCTGGGCGGTCTCGGCCAGTTCCTCGTCGACCTCGATCTGGTGGGCCTTCGTCTTGACGATACGGCCGATGTACTCGACCGCATCCTGATTGCCCCGGAGACACATCTCCGAGACCTCGTGACAGGCGGTGCCCCAGGCCGCCGCCTCGCTCTCAACGTCGGCCGCGCCGTGGCGGCCGACGAGCGTCATGGAACCCGGGCACCCCCAGAGGCGTGCCGACGCGCTGGCGGACCATTTCGCGTGCCCGCGTGAGGAGTGCCCGGCGCCCATCAGACGGTCTCGCGCTCGAACGGGTTCTGCTCGATAGCCGCCTTCATGGCGTTGTAGGCGACCTCCAGCTTGTCGGCCGGGACGACCTTGAACGAGGCGAAGCCGATGATCTTCGGACCGTCCTCCAGGGCCGCCGGCATCCCGTAGAGCTTGGCGTACTCGCCGCCGACCGCGCGCAGGGTGTCGACCGTGATGGCCGTGGTCTCGGCCGCCTTGCTTTCCTTGGCCTCGTCCGCCTTGTCGGCGGCCTTGGTCTCGGCGGTCTCGGGCTTGGCGGCCGTCGAGGCGTCCGCGGCCTTGGCGGCGGCCTTGGCCTTGGCGGTCGTCTTGGCGGGCTCGGCCTTCGGCGTCTCGGGCTCGGCCGGCGCGGCGGCCGGCAGGGTCACGACCCCGATCGTGCCGAGCAGGGCCGCGGACAGGGCCCGCAGATCGGCCAGGGTGGTGGCGGCGTCGTCGCCGAAGATCTCGATCTTGATGCTCATTGTAAAACCTCAGCTATGGATGCGACTTTGCGCGTTAACACCGCAGTAACAGCCTCGTCTATCGAGCCCGCCAGAGCGGCTACTCTCACTAACACCCGGCCAGTCTGACCGAAGTTAGTGACCCGGAGCGCGGCCTGTTTCATATCCTTCGGAGTAAACGAACTCTCGACGAAGATCAGGTCGCGGGAAAGGCTTAGGTCGATCGCCTCGCCGGCCGCGAGCATCTGCCCGAGGAAGACTTGGCTTCGATTAGTCTGGAAAGTCTCGACGGCTATACCACGCTTTGCGGCGGGTGTGCGGCCGTCGAGGATGACCGGGTTGTACTTGTGCAGCAACTTCGCGAGCGTGTCTATCGCTTCGGTGTGCCAACACATCAGGACGACCCGGTCCATCTTGCCGTCTTCGATCTCCTCTTTCACGACGTCGGCGACGGCGTGGGCCTTGGCTACGGCGGTCACGCGGCGCAGCGTGCCCAGGTGGTGTTCGAGCGCGGCCGTGTCGCCGGTCTCGACGGCGTCCAGGATCTCGTCGGCCTCCGGGAGATGCGCGAGCGCGTCGCGGAGGGCCTTCGCCGCCATGGCGCTCGGATCGAGGGCCAGGACGGAGTAGATGGGCTCGGTAATCCCGACGTCTTGCTGCGTCCTACGAAGCCACAAACCGTCGAGCCGCTGCTTTAGTTCCTGCTCGTTCTTACCGCGCAAGACGATTTTCTTCATCTCGCCCGCGACCCACTTACGCTTATAGACAGCGTACCGCTCGAAATACTGATCGTAGGTCATATCCGCGACGACGTGCGGCGCGAATGCTTTCAGCATGGCGTACAGATCTACCGGACTATTCGGCATAGGCGTGCCGGATAGAAGGAACTGCTGCTGCGCCGACATGCCGATCTGAATGGCCGCGACCGTCCTCTGCGCCGTGATCGACTTCCCGTAGTGGAACTCGTCGAGGATGCAGAGTTCGGCGCCCCAGGCGATCAGGTGTTGCTTCTGGCACGGGTCGATAATCGTGCTCCAGGCGACGACCGCAACGTCCGTGTCCGGAGCGATACGGTCCTTCGACGAGAACAAGACCTGGACCTTCCGCGGGAACGCCTGCCACTCCCGGAAGTCTCGTCCGAAGTTGGCCCGGTTCGAGGCGGTCGTGACGACGAGGATCTTCCGGTAGAGGCAGAGGTCCGCCCCGATGATCGAGGCGCCTGTTTTTCCGACCCTTGGCTGATCTGCAAGTATAAGACCGCCCTTCGCAAGCCAAAGCCCGCCCTCTACTTGATGCGGCTTAGGTGTAATCATCGGCCGACCCCGCGAACTACTTCAAGTCCGCTCGGTTTGGTCCAGTTCCGTCCGTTCAATACATTCCAGATCGCGCGCTGCGACACGCCGTACAGGTCGGCGATATCGCGTTGCTTGGTGACGCCCGGCACGTAGCCGGCTCGGATCGCAACAGCCGCCTCGTCCGAGAGCTTGGCTTGGGTCTGAGCGGTGCCGCGGCGACGTTGAACGGTCGCCCGCGAGCGCGCCCACATGTCGTCCACGTTCTCCTGCGTCGACCCCGCCGCGAGATGCGAGGGCTCGACGCAGGCCGGGGTGTCGCAGCGGTGCCGCACGTCCTGATCGTCGGCGACCGACACGCCGGAGGCGCGCAGCGCGAACCTATGCGCTTTCTCCAGGCGCTCGCCGTTCCAGAACACGCCATAGCCGTGCTCGTTGCAGCCGCCGAACCAGAGCTTGCACCCCGAGTTGGGCTCGGGAATGCACTTCGCCTCGAAACGGGCAATGCGGTCCGCGGAGATCATCAGCGGCGCGTGAGGACGAGCGAGCCGACGACGAGGCCCAGGCCGGCGAGCAGCGAACCGAGCAGGGCCGGCGCGAGGCGGGCCTTGAGCGACTTACCCCCTGCGGGCACGAGTAGGACTGTCGGCATACCGTCCTCGACGAACACTGAGACCAGATCGACCTTTATGACCTGTTCCGAATACGGCCCATCCGGGAGGGCGTCAAGACGTTTTGTCCGCTCCTCCAGATCGAGCCGCCGCGCCTCGTCCGTCCGGCGGGCGATCCCCGCCAGGGCGTCGATATCCTCCGGGGAGAACAGCGGCTCCGGTCCGGGGGACTTATCCTTGTCCCGGGCGACCCGATCCTCCGCGACGGCCCGCCGGCAAGCCGCCTCGATCAGCCGGAGGACGGGCCCGCGCTGCGCCTCCGTCAGGCCGCAAAGCGCCGGGCTGTTCGGATCGACCCGGCGAGCGCCGGACTGGAGCTTCACGTCCGAGCAGCCCTGCATCTCCCAGGGCAGAGCGCGGCTGTCGACGCCGTAGCCGGCCGCCAGGATCGCTGCGCCTTCCTCCGCGAGTTCCGACCGCTCGGCGCGCGAGAGCGTCCTGCGGGCCCATTCTCCGGCAGGCTCGCGCATCATGTCGGCCACGGCCGTGTAGATATCGCCGGTCTGGTGCTCGGCCTCGATCCGCGTCGCGTCGATCTCGTCGTGGGCGGCGCGAACGCCCGCCAGCATCGCCTTCCTGCCGGCCTCCGTTCCTTCCCGAAGCTCCCGCATGACCCGGAAGCCTTCGGCCTGTATCTCGTCGATAGCGGCAGGGACGGACAAAGTGTCCGGCGGGCAGTGGCACGTCTCGCCGGTCTGCATCCCGCAGTCGCAGGGGCGCGGGGCCTCAGTCGAAAAGGCCGGGTCGGTCTCGTTCTTCGTCGTCATGGCGGTCTCGCTCCTCAAGTCTGCCGTATTCGGCGATCAGCGCGGCTTCCGAGAAGTCGGGGCGGCGCTTCCTGAACTCTGCGGCCAGGGCGGGGAACCGCCGCATAGCCTCGATCCTGGCGTCATCCTTGCCGCCCTTGATCCGCAGAGCTTTCTTCCACCTAGTCGGCGGCACCCGCAGGAGCCGCACGCCCAGGCCCATCAGCAGGTATTCCGGCGCGCCGGCCGCCCTGCCGAAGTTGAAGGCGGACGAGGCCGATTGGCCCTCGATCCCGCCGACCTGTTCGAGGTAGGCCACGTCCGGCCGTAGCTCCCGCAGGAGCGCCAACAGGGCCCACCCGTCGATCTCGTCCTTATCGGACCGCCCGCGGCGGACGGACAGGCTCGGCATGTCGTGGATCGAGCAGGCGTGCCCCTCCACGAGCGCGAGCGCGCCGGCCGCCCCCGGGTCGATCCCGAGCACCCTCACCGGACGATGAACGGCGTGACCGAGATGGGCCCGCCGTTGTCCAGTTCGAGCACCCCGAGCAGGATGGGGAACCACGACCCGGGGATGGCGCCTCTACGGAACCATTTCGACGCCGTGTCCAGCAGCGGCGGCTCGAACCCGTAGGCGGCGATCAGGTGGCACATCTCGGCATGGCCGCCGAAGTAGGCGCCCAGGAACTTCACGTCGTCGAACTTTGCCATAGCGGCCTCCGTCTCGGCCTACATGCCGGACAAAACGTCCGGCGTCAATCGGTTCCCCGGGGCTTGCGCGGAACTTTTGTCCGGGCTATGCCTTGTTAGTTCGCATCGTGACGAGGAAAACGCCATGACCCAGATCGACACCGAAGCCTTCACCGAAGATGCGCAGTTCGCGCTCTCCCGGTTCCGCCAGACGCTCACGCACCTGGAGAACGTCCTGGAGGCGGTCAGCCACGTCCTGCCGACCAACCGGAAGGCCGGGCTCAACATGCTCGACGACACGATCAACTACGCCCGGCAGATCCACGCCCAGATGGCGGCGATCCGCTCGGCCGAGACCCTTGTCCAGCAGCGGAAGGACGCCGGCCTGTGAGCACCCCCTTCATCAAGCGCGACGCCGGCTCCGGCCGCTGGCACATCTTCTGGCAGGAGGGCGGCAAGACCCGCAAGCGGTCGACCGGCACCGTCGACCGGCGCGAGGCCGAGAAGGCGCTCGGGCGCTTCCTGCTCGACGACCGGCCGGCGGCCGAGAAGGGCGAGGCGAGCAAGCCGGCCGCCACGGTCGCCCAGATCTGGCCCGCCTACGCCCTGTCGCTCCGCGGGACGCCGACCCACGTCCGGCTGCAATCGGTATGGGCCCGCCTGGAGCCCGCGTTCGGCGAGACGCCTGTCGTTAGTCTCGCGCAGGACGATCTCGACGGCTACGTGGCCGCCCGGACCCGGCACGGCGCCGGCCTGGGGACCGCGCGCCTCGAACTGGTGAAGCTCCAGGCGGCGATCAATCGCGCCGTCCTCGACCGGGTGCTCGACAAGGCCGACCGGCCGCGCCTCGTCATCCCGAGCGCCCCGGAGCCGCACGACCGTTGGCTGTCCCGGGAGGAAGCCGGCCGGCTCCTGGCGGCCTGCGCGCAGCAGCGGGAGGCGGACGGCCGCATGTCGAGGTCCGAGCGGTTCGTCTGGATCGCGCTCGGGACCGGCGCCCGGCGGCGCGCTATCGAGACCTTGACCTGGGATCAGGTCGATTTCGAGACAGGCGTGATCCACTTCAAGCCGGACGGGATCGCCCAAACCACGAAGCGCCGGCCGAGCGTGCCCATTTCCAAGGCCCTGCGCGAGACCCTGGAGGTCGCCTACGCGCAGCGGGGCGCCGGCAACGCCTACGTCCTCGACGGCACCCGGGAGGTCTACAGCAAGGTCGTCCGGGCCGCCTCCCTGGCCGGCGTGCGGGACGTGACGCCCCACGTCCTGCGCCACACCGCGGCGACCTGGATGGCGCGCAAGGGCGTGCCGATCTGGAGGATCGCCGGGATCCTGGGCAACACGGTCGCCGTGACCGAGGCCGTCTACGCGAAACACTGCCCGGACGATCAGCGGGCGGCCGTCGAAACCCTGTTCTCGTGAGGTCCGCCATGCAAGTCGATTGGATACCGCGCTCGCGACACTACAGTCAGCGGGTCCACGCTTATATCGACCATCCGCCTTACGCCACGTTCAAGTCCAGTATAGGGCGGCTGCGCGTGACCTGGATGTATGAGCGATGGTTCAAGGTCCAGGTTAACTGGCGAGACGAATACTGGCCGCGTGGCTTCCTCGTCGACGCCTACGAACTCTCCCAGATCCTCCACTACTGCGGCGCGGTGCAGAACCCGCGCCGCAGGAAGCCCGAGACTACGCCATAGGCTTGATGAGGTAGATCCGGGCCGACGCGCTGTCCGGGGCGGATGGGTTCTGGAACGTCGGATACATGACGAACCGGATCTGCTGCCCGACTACGAGCCGCCGAATGTTAATGTTCTGGAAGGTGTACCGAGTAACGCTCGGCCGCCAGTCCCACTTGAAGTAGTTTCCGTCTTGCTCGGCCACGTCCAGACCGAACCCGAACTCGAACGACCCGCTACTGTCCCGCCAACGCAGCGCCGCAGCGCAGTAGTATAGCCCGGTCTCCGGGACGTTATACCAGAAGTTCGTGCTGTCCCATAGGTTCTCGGTGTCCGAGACCTTAGTGCCCATACCGAGCTTGTAGAACCCGTTAACTGGATTGACCCAACCGGCACCATTCCCGGAGATGTCGACGAAGTGCGCGCCCGGCAGGCCGGCGCCGAAGAACTTTACCATCTTCTGTCGGTTGAGCCGGCCCTGCGCGCGGTTGCCACCTGCGAGGCTGTAGTCGGACAGGACCGCGCCGAGGTCGGTCCCATCGACCGACGACTTCATGATCGCTTCGGCGTTGCCGTCCGCGTTCGTGTCGGAGCCCCAGCCGAACGAGACGGTGTTACCGCCCTGGCCGGGCCCGGTGCCCTGCTGGACGGGCGTGAAGCCGTAGGAGCCCGCCGGCCCCGTGGCGCCGGTATCGCCCTTCGGGCCCTGGGCGCCCGTGTCGCCCTTGTCCCCCTTCACGCCCTGAATGCCCTGGATACCCTGGGCGCCCGTGTCGCCCTTGGCGCCGGCCGCCCCCGTGTCGCCCTTGACGCCCTGGATACCCTGATCGCCCTTCGGCCCCTGGATACCCTGGGCGCCGGCCGCGCCCGTGTCGCCCTTCGGCCCCTGGATACCCTGGATACCCTGGGCGCCGGCCGCGCCCGTGTCGCCCTTGGGGCCCTGAATGCCCGGGTCGCCCTGATCGCCCTTGGCGCCGGCCGCGCCCGTGTCGCCCTTCGCGCCGGCAGGCCCGGCCGGGCCCTGAATGCCCTGCGGCCCGCGGATCTGGCCGACGTTGACGAACCCGTTGGCCGGACCGGCATAGGCGTAGCCGTCACCCGCGTTGAAGCCGGCGCCCGAGGTCGTGACGATGTAGGTGTCCCCGGCCGTGTTGCCGGCCGCCGGGAGGTCGGCAGGAGTGGGCACGCTCCCCTTGATGACGACGCCGGCACCCTGCGGCCCCTGCGGGCCCTGATCGCCGGTATCGCCCTTGTCGCCCTTGGCGCCGGGCGCGCCTTGGGCGCCCGTGTCGCCCTTGACGCCCTGGATCCCCTGATCGCCCTTGGCGCCGGTCACGCCCTGGATCCCCTGATCGCCCTTGGCGCCGGTCGCGCCCGTGTCGCCCTTGTCGCCCTTGGGCCCCTGGAGCCCGGTATCGCCCTTGGCGCCCTGCGGCCCCGTATCGCCCTGCGCGCCGCGCGAGCCGGTGTTCCCCTGCGGGCCCACATCCCCCTTCGGCCCCTGGGCGCCAGGATCGCCCTTGTCGCCCTTCGCGCCCGTCGAGCCGGTATTGCCTCGATCCCCTTTGTCGCCCTTGGGCCCCTGGACGCCCTGATCGCCCTTGTCCCCCTTGTCGCCCTTCTGACCCTTGAGCGTCGCGAGCCATTCGACGACCGAGCCTGCGAACCCCTGCTGGACCGCGAGGTCATAGGCGGACACCGCCATGTCGAACACGGCCTGCGCCAGGGCGTCGAGTTCCTTATCGACCTCCTGGCCGGGGAGCGGCCGGTTCGGATTGTTGGCCTGGAAGCCGGAGAAGCTGTATTCGCGCCTGTACGCCATGGCGACCTCGCAAGAGAAAGGGCCCGCCGGTCGCCCGGCGAGCCCTCCCTATAGCCTACCGCCCCGAGGGGCGACAGACCCGCCTTAGATCGCGATGTTGCCGCCGCCGTCCGTGACCGCACCGGCCAGGATCAGGCCGCCGCCCGTCTTGCGGACGTGGTGGGCCATGACGCCGCCGCCACCGCCCGCGTTGAACACCGCGGCAGAACCGGCCGCGAAGCCCATGCAGTCGATATCGTGAGCGTTGACGATCGTAGTCCCGGCAGCAGCCGCGACGCCGAAGATGCCCGCGCCAGTATCCGGGCCGTAAGCCTGCGCCAGGTGGATCATCTCGATATCGTGGACGTCGATCTGGGTGCTTCCGTTTAGCAGGACGAAGCCTTGCTTGAACGGCGAGCCCGCGTCGATATACATCTCGATATCGGAGATGCGGAACTGCGCGATGCTGTCCAACTGGACCGCGACCTTCGCGCAGTTGATGTGGCCGCCCTTGAGCGAGTGGCCGGGGCACTGGTAGCCGGACGCCGAGTAGCGAAGGCCGGTCTGGACGCCGTAGGCGACGAGATCGGTGACGGAGATGCCCTCGATCTGCTGATTGCCGCCGACGCCGTTGCCGCCCTCGATCACGATGCCCGTGTCCACGCCCGCCACGGTCACGCCGTAGACCGAACTATCGCCGACCGAAGCCTGGATCGCCTGATGTTCCGAGAAGATCAGGATGCCAGTGCCCTTGGTGCCGAAGCTCTCGTTCGAGTAAGACACGACGTCCACGCCGTTGATCCGGCCGTGCTGACCGTTCTGGTAGGCGAGGAAGTTCTGCGGCCGAGCGTCGGGACGCCCCTCGAACGACACATCCGTGACGAACAACTTGCCGGGCGATGCCGGGTTGCTGTTGCCGCGCATGTAGATCACGGACCCGTCGCCGATATCCGGGCACGCCGAGACGATCGCCCGGAAGCCCTCGATCTTGGACGCGAACATGTTGAGGATCAGACCGTTGTGGATCCCCGCGCCGGACCAAATCAGACGGCTCTCGGTATCGGCGCCGTACATCTTGATCGCCGCCGTGGTGCTCTCGAACTGGAGCGTCTCGTTGAGGTTGAACGACCCGCCCGGGAGGACGAAGGCGCCACCGCCGGCATTGATGAGGTCAGCACCGGCCGCCCGGAACGCCGCGACGTTCTGCGCGGGCGCAGCGTTCTCGTCGGCGCCGTAGTCGCGCGGGTTGAACTTCCGCTCGCGGAAGTTGATCGCCTTGGAGATCGCAACCTCGTCGAAACCGCCCGTGCCGCCGCCCGTGCCGGGATCGCCCTTGTCGCCCTTCGGACCGGGAGGACCCTGCGGACCGGGAACGCCCTGCGGGCCGGGGGTGCCAGCGCCACCGCTGCCGGGAAGCGGATGCGCCGCGGACGGGATGCGATCCCAGGCGTACCAGTTGCCGTCCTGGCGCAGACGACGCCAGGAGAGCGGGAGGTCGTTCGTGGGGTTGAGTTCGGTCGCGACCTGCATGACGAAGGTCGGGCCGTAGCCCCAGGTCTCGACGTCCACGTAGAGCCACTGCGTGCGGGCGCCGGGCGGATGATTACCGGCGTCCGGGACGACGTACTGCCCGGTGTCCGTGACGCCGTTCAAGTCCGTAAACTGCGGGAGTGTTTGGTTCGTGGGCATGTTGCACTTTCGGTTACTGTGAACCGCGCGCAACATCTGCCGTGAACATTGCCGGCTAAAGCGGGCAAGGGGACGCGGCGATGCTGTGGCGGCCCGATGACCCTGGCATGATCCGAGTGGGCACGCAAGGGCTTGACGGCCTGTTCATCGGTGTGCATATTGGCGCCGTTACCAACCGTACCGACTAGGAGACCGACATGGCTGCCCCCAAGGCCCGACAGGCGAAAGCCAAGACCGGCGCCTCGACCCTCACCCGCGCCTCGATCCACATGGACGCCGCGCTCCTGAAAAAGCTCGACGGCCTCGCCGACCTGGAGGGCCTGTCGCGCTCCGCGGTCATCACGCGCTTCGTCAAGGCGGGGCTCCAGGCCGCGGGCAAGACGAAGTGACCGGCGCGTTCGAACACTTCGTCGGCGCCGTCCTGATGGCCGCGCTCGCTATCGCCGCTTGCCGTGAAGGCGAGGCCAACCTAAAGCATTACGTCGACCACGCAGGTATTCGCTACCTGTTCAGCGGTTGGGGGTATTGGCTTCTCGGTATCCTGATCGGTTATCTCGCACTCAAGATCCTGGTGACATGATGGCACTACAGCCCCGATCCCTCGACGAGGCGCGGATCATGTATCCGGCGCTCCAGTTCTACATCACTGCCCAGGACGCGGGCGGCGAAGTCACGCTCGAACTGATCGAGCCCAACACCGACGACGACCCGGAGACGGCCGGGCAGTCCTACTCGTGCTCGGCGCCGACCGAGCGCGAGTGCTGGGAGAAGGCGTTCCCGCCCGTCGACCTGGAGAGCGTTCCGGAGGCCGAGCGGTTCGCCAGCGCCGAAGGCACGCGAGCCCATGCCGAGGCCGCGGTCTCGTTCCCCGAGCCTGACGAAGTGCCGGCCGACGAGCCGCCACTGGAGGACCCGGCCGTGCCGGGCCTGTTCGACTGATGGAGACCTTCGACACGCACGAACTGGCATGGTGCGCCGGGTTCTTCGACGGCGAGGGCTCGACGTGCCTACAGCGCAAGGGCGGCTGGCGCGAGCTATGGGTCCAAGTGCCTCAGTCCGAGCTATCGACGCTCGAACGCTTCCAGCGCGCAGTCGGCGGTCGTGGCAAGATCGGCGGCCCCTGGCAACCGAAGTACGCCGGCAGTAAGCCGACGTATAGACTAGACTTCCGAGGCTACCGCGAGGCGCAGTTCGTCCTCGCTCTGCTGTGGCGGTTCCTGTCCGAGCCGAAGCGCCAGCAAGCCACGGTGTGCCTCGTCGAGGCCGCCGCCTACTTCAAAGAACGAGCCGCCTACGCGCGCAAGGGCCCTTCCAAGCTCACGCTCGCGCAGGCCGCAGAGATCCGCGCGGCGCGAGATCAGGCCAGGATCGGCCGACAGCGCGTTCCGCGGAATTGGGTCGTTCAGGTTGCCGACCTGTACGGCGTTTCCACTCACTGCATCGCCACGGTGCTATCAGGTAGAGGCCACATCCAATGACCGATAAGACGTTCCGTCCGACACTTCTTTGTGACTTTGACGGAGTAATCAATTCGTACTCGTCCGGCTGGCAGGGTATCGCCAACTTGCCGGACCCGCCCGTGCCGGGCGCCGCCGCGTTCCTCATCAACGCGTCCAAGTATTTCGACGTGGCGGTCTACTCCTCCCGCAGCCGCGATCCGGCCGCTATCGAGGCGATGCGCGAGTACATCCGCGTCGCGATCTACCAAGAGTTCTCCGAAGAACTGAAAGAGGAGACCGCGAGCGGCCTGTCCTACGAACTGATCGAGCAGTTCGACTTCCCGACCGAGAAGCCGGCCGCGTTCCTGACGCTCGACGACCGTTGCCTCACCTTCACCGGCACGTTCCCCGATCCGAAGGCGCTCCGGGAGTTCAGGCCGTGGAACAAGGTCTCGGACGCGGACCGGAAGATCGAGCGCGATCAGACGATCCTCCTGCTCGGGGACACGCCGGTCGGGAACGACGCCATGGACGACACGCCGATCAGCCTGCGCAACATCCTCGACGCCGGGTTCAAGAGCTTCGGTTGGGAGAACCCGAGCACCGTGACGGACGAGGCAATCGGCCGGCTGATCGACGAGCTTCCGCACGAGATGCGGGCACGCGCGGCCTTCATCCTGGGCGAGACGGTCTCGAACATCATCGCCGACGAGAAGGAACTGATCCGGCAGGCCGAAGCCCTGCCCGATCCACAACGCTCGCTCCTGTCGTCGAGCGAGCGCGAGAGCATCGCCCTGGCGAAGCGGCTGGCCCGAGCCCTGGGCGGTCGCTACGTCGGCAACCGGCGGTAATCAGTCCCGCTTGCACGACAGCCGGCGGCCTGTATAGGGTCGCCGGCTCATCCACGTTCACCGCCACAACCGGAGATCATCGTGTTGCATCGTAAGCTCACGCCCGCAGAAGTTGCGGAAGCTCGTGCTCTGCTGATCGCAGACATTATCATCACCACTAAGATGCCGGGAACTTCGTCTCTCGCAACAATTCTGCGGACGCGATACCACTTTCTCGCACAGAAGATCTGGCCGGACGCTAAAGCGCGAGACTACGACACGCAGACGAAGCGGGCTATACTCGATCTAGCCCGTAAAATTGTCGCCGCGGGTCTGTGATCGTGAATGCTCACCCGAACCTCCCGAACGTCGCCAAGGCAATAGAACTGCTCAAGGCGCTCGACGAGCACGGACGGCACAACGTAGTCGCGCTCGATCCGAACGAACAACAGGGCCCCATAGGTCGGACATTTGAGCCCGGCCAGTGGGACGCTATCGCTGATTGGCTACGTGCCCATCTCGACTACAACCTGTACTTCTCGCGCAACGAACCGCGGGAAGGCGCCCCGCACGGCAAGCTGTCCGAGGCCGATATCGTCGCGGTCCGCGCGCTCGGGATCGACCTGGACATAGCCGGCGGCACGCCCGAGGAGATCGAGGCGCAGCGCGTCGAGCTTCACGATACCGTTGAGCGGATCGTCAACGGCCGCGCGCCGCCCACGGTCATGATCGAGACCGGCAACGGCGCGCAGGGCTTGTGGCTGCTGCCCGAGAAGGTCGCGGTGGACAAAGTGTCCGGGCCGAACGCCAAGGCGCTCGGGCTCGGAATGCGCAAGGCGATGGGCGGCGACAGCATCGCCAACCTCGACCGCATCATGCGCCTGCCCGGCCTGATGAACCATTCGAGCGTGAAGAAACGCGCGCTCGGCAAGACGGGCGGGATGACCAAAGTCATCTACGCTGATCGCCGGCAGGCGAACAAGGCGGTGCGGCTCGATATCGACGCGCTCGGGGCGGTCTACGGCTTCATCTCGTCGGCCGAGATCACGGATAGCGCCGTCGCGGCCGTGGCGGACCAGATCGACCTCGCCCAGGCCCGGGAAGGCGTGAGCGCGGAGCTACAGGCCCGGCTCGACGCGGCGCCCATCGTCAAGGGCGTGCTCTCGGGCGAGACGCCGCCCCGGGACACGTCGGGCTCGGGCTGGCGGGCGGCGCTCGCCGGGAACATGGCGCGGGCGGGCTTCACGCTCCAGGACTACGCGGCGACGGTGCTCGGTTGGGAGCCCGGCCAGCCGAAGCAAGGCGACCTCGACCTCCGCACCCTGGCGCGGGATTGGGCTCGCGTCGGCGAGACGGCCGCCACGGCGGCTGCGGCCGAGACGCACCTGTCCGAGGTTTCGGAAGCGGATATCGACGTTTCGGCCTGGAACGAACAGCGCGTGAAGCAACGCGAGGACGAGATCGAGGCGAAGCTGGAGGCCAAGACAGATATCGTCTGGGAAGACCCGGCCGACTGGAAAGACGTGGAGATCCCCGAGCGGGTGTTCTACGTCGACAGCCTCGTCCCGCAGGGCGGCTCTACTCTCGTCACCGGCATCGGCGGCGTCGGCAAGTCGAACCTCGTGCTCCAGATGCTCGTCTGCATCGCGCTCGGGCGCCCGTTCCTGGGTCTCGCGACGCGGCAGGCCAAGGTCTGCGCGTTCTTCTGCGAGGACGACCGGAACGAGATCGGCCGGCGCCTCCAGCGGGTGTGCGCGGATCTCGATATCGACCTGGAAGATCTGCGCGGCCGGATGATCTGGACGAGCCGCATCGGCGAACTCAACACCCTGGCCGAGTTCGAGGCGAAGAACGGCGGCGCCATGCGGCTGTCGAAGCTCCACGGCAAGCTGCTCAAGGCGGCCGTGGACTTCGGCGCCGAGGTCGTGGCGCTCGACACTATCGCCGACGTGTTCAGCGGGAACGAGATCGACCGGCAACAGGTCTCGGCGTTCGTGAAGCGGTGCGCCGGCTCGTTCGTGGATCGCTGCGGCGCGTGCATCCTGCTCGGCCACCCGTCCAAGTCGGGCTCGGCCGAAGGCGGCGACATGACCTCCGGCTCGACGGCCTGGAAGGGCTCGGTCCGGTCGCATCTGGCGCTCGGCTACGATGGTGACGACGAGGACGCCCAGAAGTCCCCGTTCCGCAAGCTCTCGAACCTCAAGGCCAACTATGCCGGCACGCTCGGCGCCATGAAGCTCCTGTTCTCGGGCCGGGCCTTCTCGGTGTTCTCGGTCGCCAAGGCCCCGAACAGTGACGCGCCGACCCTCGCGACCCCGCGCGTGCCCATTACCTCGACGGTGCTGGAGGGCGCTATCGCAGAGGCCGTGGCGCGGGCCGATATCGACGGCGTGATCCTGGCCGCAGCGGCGCAGAGCCCGCACTACATCGTGTCGGCGCTCAAGGCTCGCGAGAAGGATGCGCTGCGCCCGTTCAAGGCCGCAGAGGTCGCCGCGGCTGTCAAGGCCATGGTACTCGCCGGGACGCTGATCGAGGTCTCGGCCAAGTCGGCGAGGCGGCATCCGATCAAGGCGTATGCGCTGCGGCCGGTGTCGGACGAGGCGGCTGCTCGGTTCTTTACGGCAGAGGAGGACCACTCGGACAGTTTGTCCGACGGGGAGAATGAGCCGGGCCTGTTCGACTGATACGGTGCCGCTACGGTGTGCGCGGTTCTCTGCGCGCTTCTCGGATGGGGTGCGCGGTTCTCCGCTAAGTGCTTGAAATCATTTGCGCGGTTCTCGTGCGCGGTTCTCGCTCAGTTGTGCGCTACGGCGCCGCGCGGTTCTTGCGCGGTTCTAGTATCAACCCCCGGCTACCATTACGTTTTTCGGTTGCGCGGTTCTCGGTGCGCGGTTGCGCGGTTCTACCCCTATATCCTAAAGGATATATCCGGGGGCCTGGAGGCGCCCCGTCTAATCCACCGGAGTATATCCGCTCCGCGGCGGGTCGGCCGGAAATTCCGGACAAAAGTTCCAAAACCTTTTTGGGGCTCCTCGATCCCGAGGCGATGGGCACGCCCCGAGGAGATCAGCCCCGCGGGCCGAACGCGCTCCCAGGCACGCCCCGGGGCGCCCGCACCCGCCGCGGCAGGCCCCCGGGCGAGGAGATGGGCACGCCCCGGGACAGCCGCGGCGCCTAGGATCGCTAGAAACGGCCCGCCAGGGGCCGCCAGGGGTGCCGCGGCTAGTCCGGGAGCTTCCGAGCCCTTCGCGGCCGTTCTAGGCCCGTTTCTGGCGATTTGCGGCGCGAGCGCCCCGCGACGGGATACCCCGCAACGGAAAACGCCCCGACGCGGGAGCGTCGAGGCGTTCAGGTCGTCGAGGTCGGTGCGGGGCGCTACTCCCGGAACACCCATCGCAACAGGCGCTCGACGCCTAGCAGCGGGGCGAACGCGGCGAGGAACACCGCGGCGAGGATGAGGAGCGCCAACATCAGGGCAGGAACCACACCGCGCACGCGGCGACCATGGGCGCAACGATCAGCGCGGCCGTGAGAAGGGCGCCGGTCACGCGACGCGCTCGCACATGACGAGGTAGCCGGACAGCTTGACCTCGACTTGCCGCGCCCCGGCGCTCAACTGCTCCGCGGCGCTGATCCCGTCATGGTGCGCGGTCCAGCCGCCCGCGGTGTCCCGCAGCGATAGGCTGTGCATGATATCGAACACGCGATCCCGCAGCGCGGCGCCCGCAGCGTCGGCCCGCTTGCGGATGATGGTCCGGCGGGCGGTGTCGGCGAACCCGCCCGGTGTCCAGGTTGTGATGTGGTATTCGGCCATGCTGCAATCCTCGCTTTGCTCGTCTTGAGGTCGCGCCCGCCTTCGGCGGTCACGCGGTCCGGCTCCCGTGAGTGTGGCGCGCTCGCGCTCGACGCGGGCCGCCGCGGCTTCGGCCTCGCGGGCCGCCTTGGCGACGGCCGCGGCTTCGGCGCGAGCCGCACGCGCGGCGATCCGCTCCGGAGTGTTGCGGGCGCTCCAGGTCCGGAAGGCCGCGGCCTCGTCCGCGTCGGTGTCATAGGCCGGGACGGGGAGGCCGAACGCTTCGGCATAGTCGCAAGCCGGGTTGGCGATGCGGTTCAGGCTCTCCAGAGCGCGCGAGCGGTCATAGTCGCGCTTACGGGGCAGGCGCTCGACGGCGACCGTGTATTCAGCGAAGTAGTGCGCAAGGTTCGCGGCGTGGATCTGAGCGGTCGCGTCGGGGTTAGCCGTGCCGTCCGGAGCAAAGGCGTTCACATCGCCGCGGTTTTGACCGCCGAAAGCGCCGATGAACGGGACCGTAAAGGACTTGCGAACGCGGCCATAGCCGAGCGCGGAGTGAATGGGCCCGATATGCTTGCCGCGGGTCGTGACGCTGTAGTCCCGCGAAGTGACGAGCGCGACCAATTCGCCCTCGACGTTCGGAACGAGATGCGCGACGGGCGTGGAATAGCTGTAAATCTTGCGGCCGTGGAACGAGAAGTTACCGTTGTGCGAGCGGGCTTCGTCCTGAGCCTGATGGGCCCAGATGTGAGCGACCTGACGGTTTGCGACAACTTTAGCCATGGGTCCGGTTCCTGTGATGCGAGGGCGTTGCGAAGTAACGACGCCATAGTGGCGTCGCTACGGTGTCGTGTCAAGCGTGATTTTCAGACGAAGCGGCCATTCCCGCGGCGGAGCTTCACGGCCTTGATCCGGTCCGCGGGAAACAGCGCGGCGAACGCCTCGCGCGCCTCGCGCGGCGTCGAGGCCGCAACGTCGCCCTCAAAGGCGATCCGGCGACGCCCCGCAGGGGGCGCCTCGCGATGCGTCCAGAGGACGACGAAGGGGCGCAGAGACGCTTCGCGCGGCTTCGCCGCTCTCGCGCTAAGGGGCGCCATCAGCGCGCCACCTTCACGAAACGGCCGGTGACGGGGCAACGCGGCCGGGGCGCCCGTCCGGCCTTGATCGCGGCCGTGACGGGGCCGCCGCTCGCGATGATGGGCTCGACCTGTCCGCGATGGCGCGCGTCGAGGGGCGAGGCGAAGGCGACGCGGGCGCCCGACAGCGCCGTGAACACGACGAGCGCGGCGAAGGCGAGAAAGAACGCGGCTAGGCCCGCGTCGCCGTCGAGGGCGAAGCCCGCGAGATGGGCCGGAACGTGCGAGGGGAGCGGAGCGGTGTAAGCGAAGTGCATGGCGTGGCTTCCTGTGCCGTGGTGACGGTGCTGTTATGGCGCCACTACGGCGCCACGTCAAGCGCCATTTTCAGGCTTTTGTGCGGTAGCCTGTTACCGCGTTGTGGTAGCCCGATACCGCGAACGATAGGCCGCATCTATCGTTCGGGGCAGGATGTGATAGGTTGCGCCTATCCGGACAACTTGTCTGGGACAGTCGCCCGGACATAAGTTCCGACAGCGAAAGGGAAAACTGTCATGCCGGAAAAAGGTGGTCGACTAACCGAGCAGGAAACGGCATTCATCGCCGAGATGACGCGCGTCGGCGATCCGGTCAAAGCGGCCGAACTGGCGGGCTACGCTCACCCACGGCAGGCGGCTCACAAGCTCAACGCTCGTCCCGAGATCGTCCGGGCGGTGTGGGAAGCGACGGAGCTTGTGCTGCGCGGCGAGGGCGCGGCCGTTGGCGTCGGGACGCTGATCGAGATCGCCCGGGACGAGAAGGCGCCGAAGAACGCTCGCGTTGCCGCGGCGGGTCATCTCGTCAAGCTCAACGGCTACGGGGAGGCGATAGGCGCGAGCGGGAGCGCCAAGCCGCTGTCAGAGATGACGCGAGCCGAGCTTGCGGAGGCGCGAGCGCGGGCTGTGCTCTACCTCGACGAGTTGCAGCGGGGCGGAACGACTATCGAGGGCGAGGCGGTCGCGCTCCCGGCTCCGGACGTTTCGTCCGGCGGGCTTTTCGACTGATCGCCACTTGACGGCCGGCTAAGCCTCTGATATCGTTGAGGAATTGCTAGTCATCTAGTGACTATCGAGCGCCCCGGGCGCCTCGTCCGCGCCGTCGAGCGCCGGCCGGGGCGCGCCCAGGCGCCCGCCTCCCGGTACACCCGCGCGGGCGCGCCGATGACCTCGCCTGCCGCGCCGACGAAAATTCCCGCCAAAATCGAAACTGGACATTCTGTCCGGCCCGGCCTATCAGATCGCCCAGGGCCGGGCCGCCGACGCGCGGTGTAGTGAAGCGAACGCGACTACCGCTCCGGACCCGGGGCTATCGTCCGCGAAGCCCGGCCCGACAAAACGGTTCTTCGTCATAACGGGTTGATAGGTCGATCCCGAAGCTCACCGGCCAAATTGAAGAGGACGAGATGCGTCAGACAGATGGAAAAATCATCTGCGATCACTGCCATACGGACATTACGAACGCATACCTCATGTGCGACCGCTTGACCGGCGAGTGGTGTCGTAAGTGCTTCGCTGACTGCCCTTTGCCGCTGACATCAGACAAGTGTTGGGGCGAGGGCTGCCCGACCCTCGTGGCTGAAGCGGGTCCTGACTTAGAAGCAACCAAAGTCCCGGCCGCCAAACCGGTCTGGGTCCGGCTCTACGAAGCTGAATGCAGACGCGTGCGATCAACCCGAAACGACGAAGCGACAGACGACCCCCTCACTCAGCCATCAACCCCGAATGACGAATGACCGACAAAACGTCCGCCCAGGCCCTTGACGCCGACCCAGATCCCGCTACCTTCCGCTCCGTCCTATCCCGACCGAAACGCAGGGCTGCACGACCCTGCCCTAGGTCGGTACGGACACCTTGCCCGCCGCGCACGAACTGGTCCTCCGAGCGCGGCGGGCGACCATGACGGCCCTCGTCCCGCAAAGCGGGCGATGCGACTGCGGCCCTCG